ATACCCACATGACCCCAGGTAGGTTACGGAAGAGTATACTTAAGGTTAGGAGGTTTGGATGATATTCTTCAACGTCCCCGAAGCTAGAGAACAGTTGGCTAACAGGGGGCTGGTTTATACCCTACGATCTTCATTCCGTTCCATTGGTAACACCAGAGCAGTAACAGGAAGCTATTCCAAGCATGATACTCTGTGTGAAGTTAGTGTGCAGAGGATAGAGACCATTAAGCACCCAGACGACTTATACCCCTACCTACACCACTCAGGATTTGACGATGTGGATACTTGGCTGAGCAAGGCCACCCCTTCAGCCAGGACCCTTTATAAGGTAGAGAGATTAAGGTAAGGAGGTTTGGATAAATGTATGACTGGTCTAGAGCTGAGATTACTCCCAAGCCGGCTATAACAGGTTACCTCTTCCATAGCACTAAGATACCCATAGCCTTCCAGATACTTAAGGACGGGTACATCAAACCCTTTGCTGGGTCCATATCCTTTACCCTTGACCCCTGCTTTAACGTAGGAATACCCTCTCTCTCCTTTATCTTCCCAGAGAAGTTGATAAGGGACAAGTATGGGGGAGTAGACCTACCTATGCCACATTACTGGACTCAGGGAGAGGAAGCTTGGAGGAAGCAATGGGAAGAGGAGATGGAGGTGGAGGTAAAAGGAAAGTTGGTATATGTGTCTGATTGTGTAGAGATACTTCCAGAAAGGGCAGCTTGTTGGAAGTACGGGAGAGGGTATGGTTACCACTTCAAAGATATAAGAGAGAGGCTTTCGGGTCCATGGAGAACCTTAAGGAGGATTTTGGAATAGGCAAGGGCTAAGGTTTGAGGCAAAATAAGGCCCTTTTTTGTTTCGCTTTATTGACCTAAAAATGAATTCATTTATGAATTGATTTTATTTGCTAATAAAACTATTGCTTTTTCGGAAAAGGTCTTTTATAATAAAGTGTAGGATAAAATAATAGCCTGATAAAAAACCTCAAGGCTAAATATTATCCGAAAGGAGGAAAATCCAAATGGTAGAAGCAATGGAACCCAAACATCTTGCGGCTCGAATGGGTATTAGCCCGAAAAGGCTAAGAGCCTTGCTAAGAGCTGAACATCCTCGGAAGGCCGAAGTCAAGGGCAAGAAATGGGAAATTAGCCCGACTCTTGCCAAGGAGGTGGAAAAGGCCTATAAGGCTAAGAAGGCCAAAAAGGAAGAGGCCAAAAAGGCCGAAATCGCGAAGGAACTGGAGGGGGAATAAAATCCCCCTTCGGTTGTAGCTAGAGAGGTGGAATATGGAAAAGGCAGTATGTAACAAGTGCGGAGCGACCTATGAGGACAAGGAATCTATTGACCTAGTCAAGAAGTGGATAAAGGACGGTTATGCCCCTTGCCCAAATATAAGTTGCCCCGGCGAGATGGAAATCAAAGAGGAATAGCCACAGGAGGGGTCTATGACCGACAGAGAAAGGGATATGGAACATGCCCTCCAAGGGATTATTGACTCAACAGAGGAGTTAATGGAGGCTATCGGGAAAATGGATTGGGAGAAGATAGAAACCTTGGGGACAGAGATAGCCGCACTGGCTATGATTTTGAAGGCCCTATCCAAAGTAAATTAAGGAAGGAGGTGATGGAGATGGAGATAGGAGAGAAGAGGGTATTCCAGAAGACCATTGACATCTTCCTTGCCGAACACCACAAGTCCTTTGAAGGCGAGGAGGAGTTCAAGGAAACCTGGGATAGGGTCAGGGCTCTTACTCTAAAGGGCACGGTAAAGGATCTTGTCTCATCCTGCATTGAGGCTTCTTGGGACCTGCCCGCTTTCGCCGAGTGGATCCTGAAGACTGAGATTTGCCCTGAGGACGCAAAGGCCCTACTCGGTGAGGCAGCATACCGTATGAATGAATGGGATACCTAAAGGTCGAGAGTCCTGAGTCTTAACGAAAGGAGGTGAAACCAAATGGTAGAACCAAAGGCCGAGTATCCCAGTATGGAGGCCGCGGCAGAGGATGCTATCAAAGACGCTGGAGAGACCTTCACTGAGGAAGAGCTCAACAAGATAGGGCAATATTTCCTCAAGTGGAGGAAGGCAGCTGGCTATAAGAAGATTTGCCGGTGGTTGATAGCTAGGTCACAGGGGGAAGAATAACCAAAGGGAGGCAAAAGTGAAAGAGTTAAAGGTCGAGAAAAGGAAAAGAGGCTGGGCCTTGGTGGTTAGCGCCTCTGGTAGGACCCAGGAAAGGAGGTTCCACTACAAGGCTGATGCTGAACGGGCCAGAGGGAACTTCAGCTACTACTCTGAGTTCCAATTGGAAGGGATATTTGACCACTACTTCAGCCCCATAGCCGATTAGGCTTCCACATTGACAGGAAGTGATCAGGTATGATATAGTGATAGTGTAGACAATAGAAAGGGGAAAATCAACCAGAAAGGGGGGTTACTATGGCTGAACCAACAAAGAAGGCACCAGAGATAGAGAGCCTCATAGACGCTACTAACCCATCTGGCAGAAAACGGGTAGATAGCATCAAGGCAGATATCTGCAGCTGGTGTGGGAAACCCGCTACTGAGTTTAGGGATGAGCTTTCCCGCAAGGAGTATACCATCTCAGGTTTCTGCCAAGAGTGTCAGGACAAAACTTTCGGAGAATAACCTTATGAAAGTCCTAGTTTGTGGAGATAGGAGTTGGAAGGACTGGAATAAGATCCGGTCAAAGCTTCAGGAGCTAAAGCCCGAGGTCATTATAGCTGGAGGAGCTAGAGGGGCTGACACTACTGCCGCATTGATTGCTTCTAAGGAATTGGGTATCCCAGCCTATATATATCCAGCTCAATGGAATACTTATGGTAGGGCTGCTGGCCCCATTCGCAACAGGGAAATGCTAGACCAGTGTCCCGACCTAGTCTTAGCTTTCCACAGTGACTTAAGCAAGAGCAAAGGGACAGCTGATTGTGTTAGAGAGGCCAGGAAAAGGGGAATAAAGGTCCAAATAGTAACATAAGGAGGTAAAACATAGATGCCAGAGTCCCAACAGGTTGTAGAGGACGAAATCTATAACCGGCAGTACCAGTGGATCAAGGACAACAAGGGTAAAGAGGCGGCAGAAAAAGCCAATTATGGCTGGGGAGTAGACACGACTGGTGAGAAGTTAGTGGTAGAGACCAAGGTCTATGGCCATGGGGTCCTTATCAGCCGTGGATCTTCAAAGGAAGACATAAGCCACGATTTTGAGCCGTTCTGAAAGGGGGTGAGGTAGTGTTTCCGATAACTATTTACACAGTTCCACCAGGCTGGAAGTATTTCCATACGAGCGGAGGTGTTACTTTCATTGGTTGGGGTGGAAAGAGACTATTGATTGCCTGGTGGATGCTAAATCCACTCAGGAAGAAAGAAATATAAGGAGGGGGTGAAAAGGGATGAAAAAAGTAGTGGCTATCGTGCTCCATGATGACCCTAGTGATGGGGTGGAGAAATGCTGGGTAGGTGACTCTGAGAAAGAGGTAATTAGTCGGGTATTTGGATATGTGGGTTCATGCTATGAGAAAAGTGGGGACCCTGAAGAAGCTATAATAGCCAAGGAATATTATAGCAAGTCCCCCACTCAGGGCAACTGGGAAGGACTCCAAATGAGCTGGACTGGTGAGAATGATGTCTACCTCTTCCACTTATTCGAGATAGAAGTCTAATGGGTCCTAAGTTCTGAAAGAAAGGAGGTGAAAGGTAGATGCCTGAAGATAGAGCCAAGGTTCTAGACCTAATCAGGAAACTTCTGGCGTTGTCTCAGTCTCCTAATGAGCACGAAGCAGCCAGAGCTGCAGAGAAGGCCCAGGAACTGTTGTTCAAGTATAAGCTCTCTATGGTTGAAGTCCAGGCTCAAAAGGGAGATGGCAAAGGGCCTAAAATCGTTGAACTAGATGGCGACATTATATCCCAGAAGAACTGGGGAAAGTGGAAGCCTCAACTAGCTTGGGGTGTAGCCAGATACAATTTCTGTACCGGCTTCCAAGATACTTACCGGGGGAAATTCATCTTCATTGGGCAGGAAACTGAGGCCTATGTGGCTAAGGAGCTCTACGAGTGGTTGGTGGAACAGCTAGAGGGTGCGGCCAGAAGAGCCTGTCTTAACTACCAGGGTTACTCAAGGATCCCAACCTTTAGGAGAGCCTTCTTCACTGGAGCAGTCCTCACAGTAGCCAATAGGCTCTATAACCAATGGAGAAACCTACAAGGACAGTCGGAACAGTCCACAGCCCTTGTGGTAACTACCAAGGCTATGTTGGAGAGCTATAAGAAGGAGCATCATCCATACCTTGTAAGGGGTAGGTCCCTTCGGATGGCTAACGGTTCCTACGATGGATATACGGCCGGAATAAGGGCTGGGAAAGAAGTGGATATTACAGTTAAGAGGAAACTGGGGAAAGGTCGAGGGTTATTGGAATAACCTAAGGAGGTAGGTTATGCAAGAGGGACTAAAATTGGCTCTCCAGGTTACCTCTAAATCGGCTAGGGGAGTTCCTTGGTCAATACCTAGGGAATGGGCAGAGGAACTAATCAGGGAACAAAACCTGAACCTTCAGTGCCGAAATGGAGACATCTCTGGAGAAGCCTCGGCTCTGTTCCAATTCAATGGACAGACCTTAAGGTTAAGACGCCATTGGACCGGTAGGTACGAGCTTTATCATGGCGACTGGAAATCTGATCCCCATTGGACAGGTGACTGAGGTCATTGGAATAACATAGGGAGGTGGGTCTAATGGAACGGGACGACATTAAAGTCAAGCGCTGGTCTTTCTGCCCCGGATGTAAAGGTGGAAAAATGGTCCTATCGAGGAAATGTGAAATCTGCAACGGTACAGGAAAAGTCTTTGAGCTTATACCGCTCAAGTCTCTTTCTGGTGAGTCCAGGAAGAAATACGAAACCGCACAGGCTGACTTTATCCAGGAGCAGTTAAAGGGCCATTAAAGCTACTCTAGGACATGCAACCTCTTTGACAAATGGGATCCATAGTGATATAATGACATTATACAATAGTAACATAAGGAGGAAAAACCCACATGGCAGACAAAATCCAGATAAAAACTAAAGCAGAGGACAAGCTCCTTCTGGAGCGAGATGTCCAAGAGCTAATGAAAGACTGGTGGGATGCCTTTGAGGAGCTGGATGACCATGGACCTGAAGATTGTAATATCACCGTGGTAAGTCAACCAAAGGAGTAGATGTGTCCAAGAAAAGAGCTCCGCCTCGTGAGGAATATGTTAAAAGATATCATAGAGATTGTGGCGGGGAGATAATAAACAGGAAGTGCCTTAAATGTGACAAGACTTGGGGTCGGGTTAGATATTACCTGTCAGGTGACATAGAGGAAGTGCCACATTTAAGGCACCGCTGTAAGACTGGGGATGAAAGCGCTGAGGAGAGTAGAGAAACATGAAGGAATGGTATCAGAGAAAAGTCCTGATGTTCTTTTGGGGATGGGGGATGTTCGCCCTTGGATTTATTCTCGGTAAGTTCGTGTTCTAAAAGGAGGTCAAGGATGGCTGAGACACAGCACTATATCTTTCACGAGGACGACCACAAGCAGCAGCTTGAAGGCCGTTACTGGAATGCCAATTGGAAAGGGATCTGCATCATGGCTTCCATCACAAAAGGGGTTGATTGGGCAGCCTATGTGGGGGCTGACAATGGAGAGAATGAAAGGGAGTGTATGGCTTGGACCCTACAGCATGGTGTTAAGCTCTATGAAAAGGACGCCCGTTACTTCTTCCCTGAGATCAAGTTACCTTATAGGGGGTGAATGATGAAGGTTTGTGAGTATGATAATGTTAGTTGTCCCTTCTGTGCAGAGAGTGAGGCAGAGCATGAGGATAAAGTAGGTAATTCTCGTGGTTTGAAAGAGCTGGCGAGAGTCGTTGTCTACTCATCTAAAGCAAGCTGGCCAGCCCATCACATATCCTGCCTCTCCTGCGCTGGGGAGTTTCTGATCCCTTGTGAGGATTAACTGGAAACATAAGGAGGATCACCCAATGGGGTATTACATTGAAGTTCCTGGGAAAAAGCAGAAGGCCGAACAGCTCGTGGAGCTATATGGAGCCGAAATACTGTCTGATGAACCCCGGGCCCTTGAGGACGTTCCTACTGGGAAGGCACTTATCTGCGTATTGGATAATGGCTCTTTTGAGGCAGCTGGCTTCTGCTATAGCCAAAGGGAATTTGAGGCTTTCAGCTTACCCGATACCATTAGAGATCCCAATCCACCACCAGGGGTTCACGACTTCAATCCCACTCATCAGAGACCAAGGAAGTGGTTACTTATGGACTGGGACTTGACCTGTAGGCTAACTAACTATTTGGAATAACGTAAGGAGGGACAACATGAAGTACAGGTATATCCAACACATTGACACTCACATTGAAGTGGAGGTTGAGGCTGAGAATAAGGATGAGGCAGAAGAAAAGGCAATAACAGAAACGGTGGATATGAGTAATGAGGAATATAGTCGTCAGCTTGTTGCTAATGCTGAGGCTGGTGAGTCGATCATTGAAGAGATAACCTGAGGAGGTAGGTATCCACATTTGACAAACTCGAACCAATATCTTATAATGAGAGTAGACTAAACAAACGCTAGCATAAGGGGTTAATAAGTTGGATGATTAGGACATCAAGGTATACCACCATAATGTCCAAGAAGTTTGAAGAAGTCAGGTCTGGGGCTTTTGGGATTGAAAAGGTAGTGATACCAAAGGGGACCACTTTAAGAACTTACTCTCCAATGGGGTTCCTATACTTGGACACCTTCAGTGCCGACTTCCCAATAGTTAGATTAAGAGAGGGGGAGCCAAACCCCCAAGTACCAGATTCAGGGCTTTGGATGTCCGATACTCCACTGGAACAGGAATCACTAAGGAACCCCATATATATGGCTTATGGGGACGTCCTTGAGATCGGGCTTGGTATAGGTTTATTTCCTACATTACTGAGAAGGAGAAATAAATCTGTAAAGAATATTACCATAGTGGAAAGGGAGGCAGATCTAGTCCCCCTTGTATATCATCGTATTGAATACAAGAGGACCAAACTTATCTTATCTGATGGGGAGGAGTGGCTTAAGTTCTGCCAAACTACCGGGGAGAAATATGACTTTATTCATATTGACGTCTGGGCCGATCTTACTGCCCCAATAAGGGAAATTGAGAAGTGGACTAAATTAGCTGAACCATGTCTCAAAAAGAATGGCATTATCTGGTGCTGGCTCCAAGAGCTATATGATCGGATTAGAGACCGATTGCCTAAGGAACCAGTACGTTCTGCTGGAGTTCCAGGTTTCTATGAACCGTGTCTTATTTGTGGTAAGGTGCTCCGAAATGATTATGCTGGGCTTTGTACGGACTGTGCTGATAATATGAAGGTAAGTGAAATGTTTATAGAAAGGAGGTGAAACAAATGGCTAAGACTACCTGGGCATCAAAGCTTTATCCCTACTTTGATGAACATCCAGAGGCTACCGCTGGTGAAGCTGCCAAGGCTATTGGATGCATTATTTCTACTGCGGCAAGCGCCAGGCATTGCTGGAAGAAAGCAAGGGGCTACCGTGTTGGCACAGTTCATCATCCGGTAAGGGGTCTTGTTAAGGAGGCCCCGGTGATAAAGACCCTTAAGGAAGCCCCAGAGATTCCCAAGGAGGCTGTCCAAGTACGGGCTATCGCAGATGAGCTCCTCAAGAAAGCACTTGAGGCTATAGGGTCCTACAACAATATCCTGGTTGAGAGGAATGCCTGGAGGAAAGAGGCCCATACCCTTGAAGCCAAAGCTAAGGAGATACTAGAGGAAAAGGACCGAGTGACCAAGGCCTATAATGAAATGGTTAAGAGGGTAAACCAGGGGCAACTTCCAACTTTAGATGAGATAGTCCACGTCCTGAGAAGGGACCTGAAGCCGGGGGAGACTTTATGAACCATAGAAAGACTAGAGATCCCAATGTTAATTACCACAAACCTGTATGTGTTAAGTGTCAGTGTGAGCTTAAACCGGAATGGAATGGGATAGGAGTTTTGGATTACTTTAATCCCTCAGATTCCCCAGAGCCAAAGCCTTATGAGATTTGGGACGCTGACCTTTGGAAATGTCCAAAGTGTGGATATGAGCTCGTTGTTGGGTTTGGTGATATGGCTATTTACCATCATCATGATGATGGTTTTGGTCGAGCCCTAGAGGGATACAAGGCTAATGCCAGGCTAATTGAATGCCGCTAAGAAGGGGGTAACTATGGTATACGAACCCGAGGGCTATTATATCATTAGAGGCAAGTTCACCTGGGCTCAACTACAACCCATTTTAGGCAAGAGTATATACGGCATCCAGAAGGACACCAAAAACCTGGCGCCCGAGGAAGGTGAGCCTTGTGGCCTTTCTTCATCTCCTGAAGGTCTCTCTTACCAGATATACACCAGTTGGAAGAGGCCTGAGGGTTCTAGAGTAGCCCATGTCGTACTTCACCCGGATGGTATATGTTTTTCTGGGGCCCTTCGGGTAGGGCAAGATTGGGAGTTTGCCAAGGAACTTTTCCTCAAGGTAAAGGTCAATTTTGAGAGATTCCAACCAGTAGTTAGTGAGACACATTGGGAAAGGAGGTGATCCACATCATGCCAGAATGTTCAAATCCAGTTAAGTTCCTTGAAGAAAAACTAGGTAGAGGAGCATTGGAGAGTTTTGTCGGACCTGTATATGGGAATGACGGGATATTTCCTTGTAGGGAGACAAAGAGGACTAGGATTAGTCCTTGGTGGCGTTTCCGGGATAGAAGATTCCAGGAAATTACTTTGTCCTATGATTGCTTCTTCTGTGGAACTAAGGGGTCTGGCAAACAAATGAAGCATTTTGTGAGGGGCTATGGGGGTCTTGGAGAAGAATATCATGGTCCAGACCACTACTACTTCCACCCCAGGTGCCTCTTGGGTGGGGAGGAAGTGGAAGTTGCCGAGAGAATCCTTAAAATGGTTAAGTCTTATATGGAGCGGCTTGAGGAAGCTAAGTCACATATAGAGGAGGTGAAAACTAATGCCCAATTGTAGTAACCCTGTTCAGTGCCAAATGGCTAAGAGAGAGCTCTGTACTTGTGCCTGTGGTGGGGCCAACCACAGTGTCCTTAGAAAGATGATGGACAACCCTGAGACTCGTGAGGATGCGGAGCTGCAACTCAAAGAGCTCAGGAAACGTCAGACAGAGCTAAAGAAGCAGAAGAGGATTGAGCGGAGGAAGAAGAGAGCAGAGAAGAAAAAGACAACTAAGGAGGAGACATATGAGTTATAAGACTGTAGAACTGGATCCCTGTGAAGACCCCGTAGCCAGAGTGAGGAAAATGGTGAAGAAGGGTCAAAGGGTACTTTCTATCCAGGTCGAGGAGTATCCAAGGGACGTAACTTCTGAGTGTACTGCGGAGTTAGTTCGGTCCAGGCATAGTGAGGGTTACTACTGCTCCGTAATATACAAGGGAAGATCTATACTTGCGCTGGGTATAGATGACCTGAGTAAATGCATTCTGAAGCCTGGATATAGGATAGTAAAGGCAGAGAATGCTTCAGTAAGCTTTCGGGTCTTAAGAACCTGAAGAGAGGCTTAGTTAGTAACATAAGGAGGAAGCTGGAGATGGTGAAAAAGATATGTCTAAAGTGCTTGAATATATCTTACTTGGATGACAAGGAGTACTGCGACTACTGTGGACGCAAGTTAGTTGAATTCTCCCTTGTCTGCGAATGTGGTGGGGAGCTTAGGCCGCATTTCTGGCCTAGGTTTTTTCGGCCCTGGGGTAAGTCAATAACCAACAAGCATTGCCCTTCCTGCGGTAGGAACATCGGGAAGAGGGTATGGGACTGTATTAAAATCTTGAAGGAGACGGCACAATAACATAAGGAGGATCTTCTGTGAACTGTCCTCGTTGCGGGCTTAACCTAGAAGTGAAGGAGATCCAGGAGTTCGATGGCTTTGCTCTAGTTCACAGGTATTGTCTCCATTGTAGAATAACTTGGATATTAAAGCATCAAGGGGGTTTCATTGTGTCAGTAACTCAAGAGGGGGTGACAACTCCAGAGGTAGGAGAGACTCCTGGCTTTGATTATAAATGTCCCCATTGTGGGTTTGAGAGTACTGTGTATACAGCCCTTCAAGTTTATACCGGTTGGAAATGCTTACAATGTGGAAAGATAGTCCCCAATGAATATCTCAAACCCAGGGGCGACTTCAGGCTAACTCCACCTAGGGTTATTGTATCTAGGTCTAGAGGGGGTACCCGCAGAGTATCCACCTATCAGAGAGCCCCAAGAGTCTCTAGGCCCATACCCGCGGGAGCAATCCCATTAGCTCAACTAGCCCAGGAAATGAAGGTAGAGCCCAAGAGACTACGTTCCTGGCTTCGCAAGGTTGGGTGGAGGAAACCGGAAGAAGCTGGGAGTGGATGGTATTTCTCACCGGATGAGGCTAAAGAAGTAGCTAAAAACTTTGGGAGGTAACGTATGGTAATTATGACTGCGGAGGAGACCTGGAAACCTGATTGCGAAATCTGTCACAGGAGAGTATCCGTAACCTTCAGGTGCTCCCAGTGTAGACGAAGGGTATGCCGAGATTGTCTTTCCCATCTTGTTGGATTGGTTTGTGTGGAGTGTAATAAGAAAGGAGGTTGAGGTGAATGGACTAACGAAGCGAGAGCTGGAAGTATTAAGGCTCATCGCCCATGGGCTTAAGAATAAGATGATTGCGGAAGAACTCGGCACCGTACATCATACGGTGAAGTGCCAGGTCAGTAGTATTTTAATCAAACTGGAGGCGAAAAACAGGGCACACGCTGTATTTTTAGCAATAGAGAGAGGGCTATTGTAAGCGTATAACCTACGTTACACGCAGAGGAGGAAAATGATTAAGGGAGTAAGAATATTTGAAGACCTGCATTCACTTGCCCATAGATGGGTCCAATATGCCTCTGAAAATTATCCTATTTCTTTTGAAGAATTCTTGAAAGAGAAGGAGCCGAGCCGGTATCAGCGGCTATACAATCTCTTCTGTTTCGCACAGGAGCAAGTCGACCAGGAGGTAAATGAGATATCGGAGGAAAAGACTAGCCTATAAGCTACATTACATGCAGAGGAGGTAAAGAAATGAAAACAGTTGATATTAGTGGTTTTGGTGGCAGCTATGAGGCAGGTTGCCAAAAGATGCTCTTACAGGGCTTAAAGTTCCTCAACGAACACCCAAACTTTGATTGGAGCGCTTACAAGGAATACAAGGGGGTCTTTGGACTAACTATAGCTGAAAGCTCTGAGGCTAAGGAGCTTGATGACGCTGTGTGCCAAGATGTTGAACCATCTGGGGCGATGCACAGCGCTGTTATTAACCATCTAGCTTACATAAACAAGCATGGCTATGATGCGTGGCTTGCTGAAGCAGAGAAGCAAGGCATGACTATCTATGAACAACCCGGTGAAGAGGAGTTGGACAAAACAATTCTCATAGCCCAGATTGAATGGCAAATAAAACTAGATGGTGGCTACAACCCGATGGCAGAACTTTTTAAGAATATTCCATCAGAAGGTATTGTTTGGGTTGACCCAAAAGACTCGGAGAGTATGAGAAAGGCTGCTGAGGAAATAGCTAGAAGGATTAAAGATCTGGGTATGTAATGTGGGTTACACCTAGGTTACTAACCTGCAAATACAATTTTATCCCGATCATTGACATTTCGGTTACTCTATGATACAATGACACTATCAAAGATAATACTTACGAAAGGAGGTAAGCTATGACAGGGGAGAAAGCAAAGACCCCGGAAAAGAAGGAGCCCGAAATGGTGGCCTTGAAAGAGGTTGCCAAGAAGGCGGGGGTAGAGCCCCGGGAAGCCCGCTCTATCCTGAGGAAACTAGCCGCTCGTGGAGAGGGGGAGAAGAGGCAGCGGTGGCAGTTCCTTCCTAAGGAAGTGGACTCGGTGGTCTCCAAGATCAAGGGTGCTGTAGCTGAGAAGGCTAAGGCCAAGGAAGCTAAAGCGGCGGCGGCAGCGGAAGAAGAAGAGGGGGAGTAAATCTAAGGCTTAGGGAGAGGGTTCTGCACACCAACGAGTCCTCAGAGAAGGCACTTAGTGCTCAGAAAGGGACCCGCAAAAGCACGGTAAGGACGGCAAAGGGAGGTCGTGACCCTCTTCCTAGGGATTTCTGGCCCTAGCTTGAGTGCCTGAGTCGTTGCTAGGTTTGAGACCTAGACCTAATTCAGGGTAAATGGATTTGGGATTAAGAACAGCTCTAGCTAGGGCTCCTCCGGTTCCTTCATAGCTTAGCCCCATTAGGTTTCTAGTGGGGCTAGGTTGTATGTATTGGGCTTAATTGACAAAGAGGACTGTATAGGATATAATAGCATAGTAATGAATACAATGGCATCAAGTTACACCCCAAAAGAAGTAGCTACGGAATTGGGAATTAACCGGAAGACTGCTTACCGTTGGATAAAACAGGGTTTGATGGGTGCTGTAAAGTTGGGGGGCCGATACCGTGTGTCTCCCCAAGAGGTAGACCGTCTTAGGAGGCTGTCTGGTGGCAGACCGGATAACTCTTAGCCCTTCTAGGGTAAAGCGTTGGGTTCGTTGTAAGAGGACCTATTACTGGCGCTATAATCGGAAACTAGTCCGCATACGGAAGGAAGCTCCAATGGAACTGGGGCTGGTGGTTGGGGGCGCCCTAGCTGAGTATTATAAGCTCCAACCTGATGAGAGGAGCTTTGAAGTTCTCACTTCTACCTGCCTAGGCAAATCTGTCAAGTCTAATCTTCCCAAGGTCCAGGGGGAAAAGTCCAAAGGGAGGGAAAAGATAGTAAGGACCTCTGGTCTCCTGCTAGCTCACTACCATGACTGGGCCATTGAGAAGGACGACTTTGATGTGGTTATGGTGGAAACTAGTCACCAGGTAGAGCTAACTCCTGAGATCTCATTGTTAGCTATCCCAGATGCTAATGTGATAACCCCTGAGGAAATGCCTCTTATCCTGGAGCATAAGGTCAGATATAGATATCGCCCAGGGGACTTTGGTATAGACTACCAATCTGTAGCATCTTGTATAGTCTCCAATGCTATTGGCACTCTTTATAACGTCTTAGAATACGGCAAGGGGAAATACCATAGAGAGCCAATAATAAGGTCTGAACAAGAACTAGATTATTTCAAAGATATGTTCATCCACATTGGACAAGACATCCTTTCAAGTCCGCCCGAGAGGATGTATCCCATGCCATTTAAGCGTTGTAGTTGTGAATACTGGGAGCTATGTAATGGTGAGATGCAGGGCTTGGACCTGGATGATATTATTTCGGAGCTATACCAGCCCAGTTCAGGTAGAGCCCAAGAAAAGGTTATGAGGGAAATGGAGAAGGAGGATTAGATGACAGAAGTAATGGAACAAGTAATAACAAAGATAAGGGAAATTATCAAGAAGCGGAAAAAGTTAGATTACGATGATTACTGTGTGGGCTTTGAGAGTTACGGTATTGAAGAGGAAATCCTCTCCATCCCTGAAATCCTCATCAAAGATCGAAATCAGCACCTTGATAGCTTTCTTAAGATTGTCGGGAAACGATATCCTGAGTTCCTAGAAGTAATCAAGAAAGAAAACTGGGCCAAGGTGCTACCAAAGGAGGTGACCAATGACAACTGAAGAAGCCGTAGAGGAAAAACCCGCTGAGGTAAAACCCGAGGAGGTAAAAGCAGAGGAGAAACCTAAAGAGGAAAAACCCGCTGAGGTAAGGACCTTCCAGGTTAGAACACGCAGCTCCGAAGACAAAGCCAAATACCTCAACATCCTAGCCCATGGAGATAGTGGAGTGGGAAAGACTATGTTTTGTGGGACCATGATTAAGACTGGATTAAAGGTCCTATACATAGTTCTTAATGAAGATGAGCTAACGACCCTAGACCAGGCTGGGATAACTGGTTACGACTACCAGCTCATAACTGACTACGGAAGGCAACTCTGGCCCCTCTATCTGGCCCTCAGGAGGAACAAGCCGGGGTATGAGGGGGTGGTCTTTGATGGCCTTGGAGACTTCCAACAGGCGGCCAAGGACTATGAGCTCGCGGCTGGTGAAGGCGTCGGAGTTAAGTTCATGGAGGAGGCTATGAAAGGTGGTCGTAGAATGTATCTCCAAAACTGGGGTAATCTCCTGGAGATGACTCGGCACTTCCTGGACCCATTCCTAAAACTCCCAATGCACAAGATCATTACCTGTATTTCCGAGCCTGATGATGACCCAAAGACGGGAAAGACCAAAATCTACCCTGCTCTTCAAGGGTCTCTCCAACAACTTATTGCAGCTCACTTCTCGGTCGTTGGGTACAGCTACATAGCCCATTGGGGTCCTAAAACCTATTACTGTCTCACAACTCAACCACATGAAGCCCTATCCACTAAGGACCGAACTGGCCTATGTAGGGTCCTACCAAATCCTCAGTTCAAGACCTTTTTGGATGCCCTAGAGGGCAAGATACCAAAGCTTGACGAGCTACAAGAGAAGCTCGCTAGGGCTTTAGTTTTGAGGCCACAGGCCACCACTATTACACAAAAAGGAGGTGATTAGGGATTAGAGAAAATGTGGATAATGTTCTTAGACTGGAAATAAAAAAACATAAGGAGGAAACCAGTGGCTAAAGAGGAAAAAGAGAAGGAAGTAGGTCCAGGGGCTTGGGAAATTCCCATCCCAGAGGGTGCTGAGTTTGGGGGATTACCCCCAGGAACTTATCTTTCCAAATGCATTGAGGAGCCCAAGGAGAGTCTGTCTAGCAAGGGTGAACCCCAGACCGAGTTCCAACTTGCCGTTTCTGATCCAGACTACCCAGAGTACGAGGGGAGAGAGGGCCGGTATTGGTGCTCAAGGAAACCAAAGGCCTGGTGGAATATCACTCAGACACTAGATGCTATGGGTGTGGCTTATGAGATCGACAAGGAGAAGAAGATCTTCCGGTTTGACCCTATGGACTGCGTGGGAGCTATATGTAAGACTGTTTGGGCAGAACAGACCTTTGAGGGTAGGACACGCAGTCGCATCCAGCGGATTATCTCGGCTACTGAGGAGGTAGAGGACCTTGGTGGGGAAGAAGCCCCATTCTAGGTGGGTAACTTAACAGTTGAATAGCTTGCTGGTGTCCCCGAATCAATATCGGAATTGACTTAAGCATAGGGGCGAAAGGAAACCGAGCCAGCAAAGGTGCCAGCTAGTCATAAGGGTGAAAAGAGAGGTCATTTTGGTACGTAGCCTTTCCTGTTCTCAATAAATAAGCTAATGATACAGGGGACTAACTTACTAGTTGGCACGGAACATTCCTAACCGTTGAGCTTGCATGACGGCTAGGTTGTTCAACCTGAGTGAGAGCGCAGAGTCGCAGCCGCTGGCAGTGGCACGTCACAGCCTGCAGGCTCAGGCTTTGGGAAGGAAATTGATAACATGCTCGATAAATACATCGACGGTAGGGGAGAGAAGTGGCAGGATTGGGTGGAGAAATTCCTGACCTACGGTTGGCAGAGGCAACAGCTCGACGCCGGTGACTTCCTCTTCTATGCTTCCGATGAAAAGTCCGTTGGGATAGAATGCAAGACTGTGGACGATTTAACTTCTCGTCTTGGGGATGCCAGGAGGGAATTGTCCCAGCTTATTGATAACGTGGACATTCCCATACTCCTTGTATTTAATAGGTGGCTTCGACGTTCCAATGACTTACTCATTGGGGGACAGCAACATCTCACATGGGGCCATTTGTGGAACCTTATTCAGACGTTTCAGGACTCAGGCCTCAGGTTCCAACTAGCCACTTCTCGCGAACATGCCTTCCTTCGCATTAACCAGCTCTATGCTTATTACCAAAAGGGAGAACATACCAGTGCTCTTGTGGCTAGAAGGGCAGCCACTGATAGAAGAATAGCTAGCTTGATGCCCATACCTGGGATTTCAAAGAAACTGGGGGCAGCTCTCCTGAAGAACTTCGGGAGTCTTCAGGCGGTAGCTCAAGCGACAGAGCATGATCTGGCCACGACCCCACTAATTGGTCCTTCAAAAGCTAGGATGGTCCACAACTGGATGAGAAGGAAGGAGGCCTACAAGTAAGTGAGTCCCATTAAATCATTAGGCTTTACCCCAGAACTTATCGGTAGGTTGGAGGCAAGAAAAGATAAGAATTCATATTGGGAGAAGGCCCACCAGTTTGTTATGGATGTACGGGAAAAGCCTCTGGATTCTTTAACTCTTAAACAGAGAAACTGGTTGGTGGGGGTCTTGGATGACCTAAAGGAACCTTGGGAGACCTAGGCTCTTCATTGCAGGAAAGGTAAGGGTTTGCTATAATAGAGTATAGAATAACCTAAGGAGGCTACCTTGACAAATCCACATCCCGAGGAGAAGCTCCGCCTCTTTCAACTTCTTTCCCAACACGAAGGCTGGTCTGATGTCCTTAAAGAAGCTGTTCAGGTGGAGAAAGATGGTGAGGAAAGATACAAGCAAGAGGGCTACGGCAATTACTACGGTTGGGAGTGGTTTCAGGTCCACACGCCAGTACCAACCCTTCACAAGATGGTAACAGAAAAGATCTTAGACATAACCCTCTCCACCCGCAGTGGCACCCACTTCAAAGTAAAGGAACCCGAGCTAGCCTTGGAAGTTATCAAAGCATTAGAGGAACCCACACTACAACCACCTCCCAGCGTTATTCCAGAAAACCTCTTCAACATTATAGTAGGCCACGATAACATCAAGACACTCGTCAAGTATGCTATTGATGCCGAAAAATCTGTCCATCTGCTCTTTACCGGGCCCCCAGCATCAGCAAAGACGTTATTCCTAATGGAGCTAGCCCGCCTACCTGACTCTTATTACTGCCTCGCCCAGACAACCTCCCAAGCTGGTCTAGCCAATCTCCTATTTACCTACCAACCACAGTTCCTCCTCATTGACGAGATAGACCGTCTCACAGGTGAGCATGTGGGAGTATTGAATTCCCTCATGGCCACTGGTATCATCTCCGAAAGTAAGTATGGAAAGACTCGTGCTATGGAATTGCCTACCAAGGTATTTGCAGCAGGAATCAGAATAGGCAACCTGCCTAAGGACTTACTCTCCCGGTTTACTAGGCTTAAGTTTGACCCTTATACTGAAGAAGAATTCATTGCAGTCTCTGTAAAAGTACTTTCCACATTAGAGTCAATTTCTGAAAATCTTGCGGAGGTTGTGGCTAAGTCAATATGGGCTAAGAATGAGGCTTCTTCGGATATAAGGCAATGTGTCCAAGTGGCGCGATTATGTAGTGGAGACCCAGATAAAGCTAAAGAGATATTAAAGATTCTTAGGAGGCAATGAGGAATACTATGGGGACGGAAGACGTAATGCTTGCTACAATGGAGGCATACGAGACTACAACACAGAACAAGTTAGGATTTGCCATCAACTGGGTGATGATGGAAATGGTTAAAGCCCACGATGACCGTAGGGTTCATTTCTGCAATCTCAAGGGCAAGAAATTCCGTAGCGTGAAGGCAGCGGAGGAAGCCATAGATAATGGGGAATTTTGCGCCTGTGTAATTGGAGGCAGTGATGAGTGAAGCACCACTTGTTTACTGCTCAAAAGAAGGCAAGAAGGTTCCAATTTGGTATTGCCTCGGAAGTTTTACACAGAGAAGAGCCCAATGTCCTCACTTAATTAAGGCAATAGTTTATGGTGGGGAAAGAGCTGAAGTTGAGTGTAAGTACCCTTTGAGTACAACAAAGCCCTCGACCTAATCTCTTAAGGAGGGCTGTTTTTTATCTCAAGTTAGAGAGCTAGAGTTGCTAACTCATCACTCGCTCATCTTGGCCTGCCAGTTGGTTGACCACTTTGCTGGATCAGGCGCATGATAAGTGGCAGCGTCGATACCGGCGCCATAAGCAGCCTTCCGAGTTGGTCCAAATGGTGTGGCCCCATAGCCGGACTTCATTCGGCTTTTGGCAGCGCCCCAGGAAGCGACCATAGTGGATGCTTTGGTCCGAAGCTTGGCTTCGCCCTTTGCAGCCATTTCAGGTAGTGATAGCATTGTGTTAGTCCCTCCTTTCTTCAGTATTTGAGTTAAGTACCGTCGACCTCGGTACGATAATTGTCATCTCGTGACCCCCTTTATCCACCTTTTAGCTCTCTCAAGGGCTTGTTCTGGGGTCGCTTTCCCAGCCCTCATTAACCCAGCGGCATAACTCTGGGCCCTATATGCTATTGACCCTGGAGGCCCTTTAAGCTCCTTCGGCCAGAGTATCTTAAGCCCCTTTGGTAGCGGGGGTCCTAGGGTGGGGTCTTGCGGTTCTAAGTCTGAGATCATCTTTACTGTGGCCTCCTTATTTCGCCATCTCCTTTATGTAGTTCCTGCCTATTTCAAAGGCCTCCTCTGGAGTCCTAAGATGGTTCTTCATGACCTTAAGACCCATTTCTATAAGGTCCGAGTCATAACCCTCTGACCTCAATCTAGCCCGGAATTCGTTGTCCAAATCCATGGTCTCTGGTTCTTCTTCCTCCTCATGGAATAATGACTCACCTGGGAGTGGTGGTCTAGGAAGTATAGATGGTAACCTAAACATTATTTTCTAATCACCTCTATCGCACTGAAGGGAATTCCCCCCACCTCTGCGAGGTTTTCTCCAGCTTCAACAGCCTCGTCCTCACTAATTCCCCAAACTATCCCCAGGTACTCCATAGTGGAATTTATCAGAGCATAGGCCTTATAGCTTCCCAGTCCATTAAGCTTATAGAGAGCCCACTTTGGGAGGGGTGGGAGAGGGAATGGAGTAGGCTCTAGTTTCTCTGGAAGGCCTATTCTATTACCCATATCCGTCCAATTCATATCCACTGAAGGTACCTCCCCACTTCCTGCTACTATAATTCTACCACAATGAATAGCATTTGTCAAGGACAAGTTGGGAATAGGAATAAAGTATTTGGGCTACGTAGCCTCCGAGGAATTTGCGATATAGAATTAGTATAGTAATATCAGAAAGGATCAAAGAATTGGTCACCCAACCAAAATCAAAGGTCATCGAATTCCCCATAGAGGAAGCATTCATAAGAGTCTATAAGCTTAGGTTCTCCCGTTCCGGGGCTAAAACGGTAGAGGTGTCTATTCCCAGAGATTTTATCCGTAGAATGGCTAGGAATGTTGGAGTAACTATGGAGGAGTTTGTAGAACAGTATAGGGCTTTAGCCTATTTTGGTGCTGGAGATGAGCTCTTATATCGTTTTGAGAAGCATGAAGGGGATGGGGCTGGATCCAAAGTTGATAAAAGGGATTGAGAAATCATGCAGTTACGTATAGGTTCTATATCTAAACAGGAACTTCTGGATACTGGATACACTAAAATTGCTGTATCCTATATATAGTATAGACAGAGTTTAGTGTCATCGGGAGAAAAGGGGGGAATCTGTTATGAATCTACCACGAAATCCTTATGACCTTGACCAATTCTTTATTAAGCCCACAGATGAAAGGGGGCATGGAGACAAAATCCAAGCGAGGATACCTCCTGACCTAGCCAGAATAATTGACATTATTGTGTCTTCAAAAAAATTCCCATATCAAACTTCTTCTGACTTTTTTAGAGACTCCGTTTGGAGGCTTGCCGGCCTATTGACTCCTGAAGTGGACCGTCATGAGGGGAGAACTATCATGGCAAAGCTCAGGGCTGCTGAAGAAACTCTTAAGGCTCAGGAGGCTGGAGAGGGGCTTCTTAAGGTTCTGGATAATTTAGGTCTCCGGTTATCAGCTCTGGATAGTATTGAGGAAAGGAAGAGGATAGTGGCAAAAATCCAGAAGGAGTTTTCTACTGTTACGGAAGGTTATTGGAGGGAGAGAGCCTTGAGGAGTCTTAAGGAGCGCTACGGAGAGTATCTTGAATGACCAAATGAAAGTCCCCTCTGACTTCGGTTTTGATTCCCAAAAGTTTCCATCCTTTAGAGAACACCAATTAGAAACTGCCCAGCAGGTTGTAGCTTCCGAAAAGCCTCTCTTTTTGCTTGAGGCCCCAACTGGCTCAGGAAAGTCCCTCCTCGCTCTAGCTGCTCACTCTCTAATGAGCAAGCCTCGCACTGCCTATCTTGTTTCCACTAAACAGCTTCAAGACCAAATAGAGCAGGACTTCCACATTCCTGTTCTTAAGGGTAGAAATAACTACCCCTGTCTCCACTTCCAGGACCTGTTCCCAGATGTTACCTCCGAGATCTGTAAGGACTACCTAGCTGGGGATGAATGTGAATTTGAGGTGGACTGTCCTTATCTTCGAGACAAAAGAAGGGCTCTGGCATCTTCCATCTGTGTCCTTAACTACCCTCTCTTCTTCTCGGAAGCCAACTATGTTGGGGGCTTTAGTGGTCTTACCTACTTAGTTCTAGATGAGGTTGACAAGGTTGAGGATCACCTAATGAGCTTTATTGAAGTCTCCATTACTCCCTTACTTATGAGACGCCTATCCATTGGTCCTCCAAAGTATAAGACCAAATTAGAGTCTTGGATAGAGTGGGTAGGGGACTTAAAGGCTAAGACTCAACAAGAAGTGGAGAAAATAGGATCTCCCGAGGACCTTAGCCCGACTAGATTAAAGGACCTCATAAGGCTAAAGAGGATTAGTCGTAGGCTGGAGTTTCTTGCGTCTAGCTTGGATGAGGGCTGGGTAATGGAACAGAGTGAGAGTAGCAAGGCTTTTAGCCCTATAGTCTTTAAGCCTGTAAAGATTAGTGGATTCGCTCCTGATAACCTCTGGAAACACACCATAAGATCATTAGGCATGAGTGCTACTGTAATTGGAGCTCAAGCTATGGCTATGGATTTAGGCCTCCATTCTTGGGATGCGGACTTTGTTAACCTACCTTCACCTTTTCCAGTAGAGGACCGAAGGGTGGAATATATCCCAGTGGCAAATATTACTCATAAGACTAAGGATATTGAATATCCAAAGCTTAGTGATGCCATAGATAAGGTCCTTAGAAAGCATCCCAAGGAGAAGGTCCTAATACATGCTGTAAGTTACGACCTTCGGAATTTCTTAATGAGCTATTTAAGACCCACCTATCACGGTCTAATGACTCATGATAGGAACGATAGAGCTATTGCTCTTGAAAGGTTCAAGTCCTACAACCAGCCTATGGCATTTATTTCTCCCAGTATGGAAAGAGGGATAGACCTACCTGGGGATTTGTGTCGGGTTATTATTGTGGCTAAAGTACCCTATCCCAACTTGGGTAGCCCTCAGGTAAACAAGAGGCTTCATGGCTTCTCCGATGGTTCCTTGTGGTACGCTAGGAGAACTGCCAGGTCCTTAGTTCAGATGACCGGTAGAGCCACCCGATTTCAAGGGGATTGGTCGGTGAGTTACATCCTAGATGAGCAGTTCGGACACCTAGTGGGGAGAAGTGGGAGCCTATTCCCAGAATGGTGGAAGTCTGCGGTGAGAAGTGGTAGCCTCTAGAGTTTCTTCTTCCCTCTAAATCTAGTCCCTCTTAAGGCTTTATCGGCCTCTCTAAAATCCTTATCTGCTTCCACTACTCTACTAATAACAGCCTGGGGTACGTCTTTAAGCTCAGATAGCCCCTCCACTATCTTCTCCACACTCTTTTTGACCTCACTAGGATCCGGGGGAGTGGGAAAAGCAGAACCACCCCTGGACTTTTTTGAGGGGAGAACGCCCAATGCTTTGAAGATATCTTCTGCTAGGCCCATTTATTTTTTACCTCCTGCTAATTTCGTAGCCAGCTCTTCTATTTTAGCTTCTGCTTCCAGTAAGTCTTTGGCAGCACCTGGGGTTCTACTTCGTGGGGTTTTTGTAGCCTCCCCTTCAGCAGGTAGGACGCCAACCCCTTCCACCGCAACTGCCTTCTCGACTAGACTGGTAGCTTTATCCATGCCCTTTTCTAAGCTTCCTCTAACCCCTTCCAATTGGCTTCCTATTCCTTCCCCAGCTTCTTTCAATAGGGTCCCAAGGCCTTCACTCCTCTCTTCGTCCTTAGCTTCCACCAGGGTGTTTATTTTGTCCTGGAGCCTATCTTTTTCGGCCTGGTGTAGTTGCCCCTGGATGCCTTCCAATACGGTTTTATTAGCCTCTTGTACTTCTCCCATTTGGGCTATGAGTTTATCTTGTTGGTCTTTGCTGTCTTTAGTAACTTCCTCGATCGTGGTTCTAAACCCCTCAAATATCTCCTGGACCGATGGGGAGCCTCCTGGAGCTGAGGGTATTAGCTTGTCCTTGAGATCCACTATAGTCCCGAGAAGAGCAACTGCGTCCTCCACTGGACTATGTTCTTTAACTCTTCCCCTTCCTTCTTCTCCTCCAGTTCCCTCGCGTCCACTTATAGGCTGTCTATAAATAGGCTGATACCCAAGGGTGGGTGGGTAATAAGGCGACATACCACCTCCATACATAAAAGGTGGCATAGGCCCCATGCCCATTCCAGGTTGCCCTCCCATCATTGGAATACCCTCGGGGTAGCCCCCTTCTTGAGTGGTGAAAGCACTAATCATCATTGGGATACTGGAATGCAGCTTTCTGGGTAGCTTCGCAGTTAGTAAGTAGTGGAGATTTACCGGATTCTCTCGATAACCAGGATGGAGTTGGAATACGCCAAGTATCTGGGTGATTAGGTCCCCAGGTACCCCATGGACCTCAAGGATCTTAGATAGTCTAGGAATTGGGTCTTCAGGTAGAATAAATTCCCCAGTGGCTATTTTTTCAGCCGCTTCTTCCCTTTGTGCTGCTCCTTCTTTTAATTCTTCCTTATGTTCTTTCTTCTTCCCTAGAACCTCTTCCTTGTCCATTTCCTGAAGGAATTGTTCTCTTGGGGGACATTCCTCGCCTCGGTGCTGGGTACTCCAATGGCCCCGGAACTTTCTCCAGGATGTGTAGGTTTTTTCTGGGTGCTCTGGGCAAATATACACTCTCATATTAGTCACCTCCTTATGTTAACTTCGTATCCTAGATTTGTGCCTAGTTCTTATTTCAGCTATGTCGCGATTAAGCAAGTAGGTTATATACATAGTCCAACTAGGTCTTAGGATATGGCCTTCCAGTGTATGAACCTTCATAACCTCATCAACTATCTCATTCTCTTCATCCGACTTGGGCCTGAACACTCTGGCTTCCGGAGCCATAATTATCACCTCCTCTCTACTGTTATTTTTATTATAACATAGTAACCTCATTTTGTCAAGGTATGTGTGGGAATTCTAATTGCCACCAAGGAGTTTCAATTGCCGAACCATATAATCCTTGACAAAGTTAAACCTATATGATAGAATAAGACTATAAGGATAGGAGTATCATCTATGAAGATTATCCCAGTGATGGCTACTAAGGGGGGAGTTGGGAAATCTAAGGTATGTGTGAGCCTGGGTAGAGCTTTCAAAGGTAGGGACCTCAAAGTGGGCTTCCTCGACGTAGATTGGGTGGCCCCTAATCTACATGTGGAGCTTGGGATTGACCCAGAAAGTGGATTGGTCCTTCAATCTGGAGTAGGTGATACCATCCAACCGATAACCTCCCCTGAGGGTTTCCCATTGGTATCCTCTGCTTTTATATTTCCCCCGGATCAGGCAGTCTCTATGGATGAGGAATCCACCATAAAGGATATTGTAGAGATAACTACTCCTGGAGTTATTGCCTGGGGTGACCTAGATTACCTCATAATGGATACTCCCCCCACTACTGCCAAATTCGTTCACGCCGCACTCCAAATTAAAGATCTTCATGGAGTGGTTCTAGTTACCCAACCGGCTACAACTTCCATTGCAGATCTCCTTAGGACCATTTCCCTTCTAAGAGACCTTCATGTCCCCCTTTTGGGCCTAATTGGTAACCAAGTCTACATAGTTTGTCCACATGGGGAGAAGATAAACTTATATGACTTGACTGAAGAAGATATACGGTCCTTTTGTAAGTCCCAAGAGGTTCCCTATTTAGGTTCCGTTCCTCATATAGTTCCCACACTAGGCTATCCACATTTAGATGGAGTTGTGGATAACTTAGTATCCCAGTCTCCAATCTACTTGGAAGAGAGTAAAGTTTCTACTCTCCCATATAGGATAGTATTGACCTTGGCGAGGAGAATAAAGGATGCCCAAGACAGACGCTGAAAAGATAGCTGAGATAGAAGATCTTTTTGATTTTATCTTTAAGGCCCAGGAGAAATTAGCCCCCGAGATAGTGTCTTATCAGGAAATGGTAATTGGAGAAGGCCGCAAGGGCGTTTTAATGGTCCGTGGGGACAATAAATGGACGAAGATCTTTGAGGTTAAAAATGGGAAGTTAATTCCTGCTGACACCATAGACAATGCCCGAACTGTAATAGTCTTTGAGGGGATTGATATATTCCGTAAAATGTGCCAGGCGCTTCTCGCAGGTAATCCTAGTGCCTTTTCCAGAGCTAGAGCTAGAGGTGATGTGAAGGTTGTTGGGAACTTTGCTATAAGGGATGCGACCATATTTAACAGGTTATTGGCTAAGGTTGGGAGGATATTAAGCAGTTATGAAGTTAAGCTTGGAGGTGAATAATGCCAGAATTACCACCCCTGTCCCAAAGACTTAAAGGGATCTTGAGGAAGATGGCGGCTGATGAGAGTTACATAACCTCTAAGTTTGAGAGGAGGACCGGGTTCTCTTCCCCCGATCTCCTTCGTGGAACCAGTGAACTGATAGACAAGACTCTCATTAGGATTATGGAAGAGATAGAGAAAGGTCCAGGAGGTCTAGGGGATGAGTCCCATATTACTGGTATCTGGCGCCCCTCAAGGCCCTAGTGGAGGCGAGTAATGCCAGATGGGTACCCTCCTTTACAGTTTCCTGGGGAACCGGATATACTAGCTGAGGTTAGGTTGAGAAATGAGCTAAGGATATTACGTTTATTGGCCACTATGCACGGCCGAAGCCTCAAAATGAGAGAGGCTTATATGAAAAGGTGGCCTGGGGTTTATGAAGCAATGGAAATAGTAGAACCCCTCCCTAGGTGGATTGAGCAGGAGATAGCTATAGCTCCCAGGATAAAGGAAAGATTGCTCGAGGTGGAAGTCTATTTCGTGGAAAAAGGCTGGCGCTTGCCTAAGTGGAGGCGGCCGGAATGGATACTGGAATGAATATATCAGAACTACCTTTTGTTATTCTCATAGCGGGAGCTACCATAGTGGGGCTCTACCTTAGTAACCTGATGTATGACTACCAAGTTCCTCAATACATTTCCCGAAAGATAGGACATGGAGTTGGGGGGATGGGCTACCTGCTCTCTGTGTTATTGTTCTCCACCCCCTGGTGGCCCATATTTCTCTCGGGTGGATTTGCTCTTCTTCTTGGGGGAGCTAGATTTATAAGACCCTCCACATTTAGAGGGGTTGGAGGGGCTGGAAGGACCCACGCTTTGGCTGAAGTTTGGTTCCCTCTAGCAGGGACGTTATCTCTTGTTGTAGGTTGGGCCTGGTTAGGAAATCCCTGGCTGGCAGTAGTTCCGATTCTATTTATGGCTTGGGGAGATATGTTAACTGGCTTGATTAGGTCAAGGGTTTATGGGCGAGAGGTAAAAGGGAATTGGGGCAGTTTGGGAATGATAGTAGCCTGTCTTCTTATCGGGGCACTGTTTACCCCTTACTGGATAGCGGCCGTTGGGGCAGTAGTAGCAACTGCTGTTGAGAAACATACTGGATTGTCGAGGACTTGGGTCGATGATAACTATACGATAATTGTCTCGAGCCTGATTGTTATGGGGGTGTTATGGAGATTCCTAAAGTAATCTCAATAGGGTTCGCAGTTCCCCCTAACTCATATACCCAACGGGAGACGTTTGACTCCCTAGGGTATCCCCATCACTTTTGGCAGATCTTTAATGGGGCCGCAATAGATAAACGTCACTTCTGGGTTTCAATGGGGACCAAACTCTCTTGGCAGGAGGCAGTAGAGGAATATAAGAAAGGAGCTATGTACCTTTCAAAAGAGGTTATAAAAGCCTGCTTAGATGAAAGGGACCTCTCTACATGTGGGAGCATCTCCTTTGCTTCTTGTACTGGATATGAATGCCCGAGTATAGTTCATTGGTTAGCGAAGGACCTAGGGTTTGCCCCTGATACCTGTTATGCTAGTATCCTGGGGATGGGCTGTGAGGGGGGTTATCCGGCTCTTAGGAGAGCTTATGACTACACCATAGCCCACCAAAGGCCTTCACTGGCAGTGAGCTGTGAGATCTGCAGTGTATGTCATTTCCCCGAGGACGGTCCACACCCTGATAAGACCAGGGACTACGAGCTCCTTAGAGCTAATGCTATCTTTGGAGATGGAGCCTCGTCAGTCCTCATTGGGTTCGATGACAATCCGAAGCATCCTTATGTTATTGACTTTGAAAGTTACTTTGACCCTGATAACATGAAGCACCTGGGCTTCCTCTGGCAGGATGGGAGGCTACGTTGCTTGTTATCCCGCCAGATACCCAAGATTGTTCCGGGACTGGTAGAAATAGCCCTTAAGAAGATATTCCAAAGGAATGAATTGGGGGCTGATGATATACGGTGGTGGGTAGTTCATCCCGGAGGTAAGGCAGTTCTTGATAATCTAAGAGATCAGCTTGGCTTGCCTGAAGAAAAGCTGTCTATATCAAGGGAAGCTCTTAGGCTTTACGGTAACTGCTCATCCTCTTCCATAGGTATAGTTGGTAAGCTGTTAATGTCCGAGGATATCTGTCCAAATGATTACATTGTGGTTGTTAGCCTTGGAGCTGGGTTAGCTGTTGGGGCAACATTATTAAGGTTTCCAGGAGGTGAAACATAATGAACTTCTTACCTAAAGGCCCATGGGATAACCTAAGGAGGAAAGTGGAGCGAGCACTTGACCTACCTCTGGGTTCTACCGATCCCAATAGTAGCATTATAGAGGATCTGAAAAAGAGCCATGAGGAGGAGATGAAAGCAATGGGGGATTATGCCTCAAGAGCAGGAAGAGCCAGAAGAGCTGGAAGGGAAGATATTGCCCAAATGTATGAACATCTTATGGAAGAAGAACGACATCATCTTAGTGAGATTTTGGAGAAGATGTGATGAATAAGTTAAAGATTCACCTGTTTACACTTCCTCGATGGTTCGCAGCACCATTCTTCGGCTCTAGCCTTATGATGGGAGTAATTCTAGCTGGAGGTGACTTCGCAACCGTCTACCCCTGGGTGGGCCTCATAGCGGGTCTGTTAATAATGGCTGGGGGCCACTCCTTTAACAGTTACCTTGATTACGCTTGGACGGGGTTGGATAAAGGAGAACTAGGAGATCGTAGTGCTGAGAAGAGCTATACGGGTGGACAGGGCGTTATAGCGAGTGGACTAGTTACTACTAGAGAAGTCCTATATAACGCGATAGGCTGGTATGTTATAAGCTTAATTCCATTATTATTCCTTGCCATCAAGGTAGGTCCTTTTATTCTCCTTATGGCTTTTCTTGGGATGTTAATAACTTTCTGGTATGTTAAAGCTAAGTTTAACTACACACATGAATTGGCTTTGGGAACTGGAGTAGGCCCTATAGCACTTCTCCTTGGGATGTTTTCAGTAAGTGGAAGTCCACCTTGGGTAACAGGTTTAGTGGCCAGTGTCCCTATAGCAATGATCCTATCCTTCGCGGGTCTTGCCCTTGATGAGTGGCCGGATGCCGAAGCCAACCTCAAGAAAGGTGTGAAAAGTATAGCCTATAAAGTTTGGGAATACAAAGTGGACCTGGGCAGTTACCTAGCCTGGTGGATTGGGGCTATGTACGTATACCAAGTCTTCCTAATTTCCATAGGTATACTTGCTCCACTTACTGGGATTACCTTTATCCTGTTGCCTGTTTTCTTTGGACTTTCGGTTATGCTAAAGGGTGAGTTTGAGAAGTTTGCCCCACTGTATGTTATTGTCGGAGGCCTTTACCCGATGTTATTGGTTGTGGGTCAGGCCCTAGGAGGTGGATAATGCCGAATGTGGGGGACTACATGCCAGCGAAACCTCCTTTTCCACCTCTCCCAAAAAAGTTTACTGGGAGGGCTATAAAGATAGTTACTGTTCCAGGGGGTTCTAGATGGGAATGTAGTCTTTGCGGTAGGCCCTTGAAAGGTGGGGAAACTGCAGGTAAACTTGGAAAGATTGTATTATGTTCTGAATGCGTAAGGAAAGGGAAGTAAGGGATGCCAGAATTACCAGAACAGGGGGTAACGAGCTAATGAATGTCCTAACGATGTTGGTTAATTCCATTGGGAAGGCAGCTGCTGATGTCACCTACCAACCTGGGGCCCTTCAACCGTGGGTGGATGAGATAGAGTCCAAGGTGGTTGCTGATGGGAAGTTCACTAAGTCAGAGGTGCTCTACTTACCTTTTTCTCCCCCACCCGTCTTCTGGGACTATAAGTGTAAGAAATGTAGATGGTGGGAACCTCCTAATGGATGTAAAACTGTAGAGAGTGAGATATCTCCTCGAGCCTGGTGTGCCATCTGGGTTCCACCTTCTACCTACAAGCCCTTTACATGGTTTCAAGAACTAATTAAAGGAGAGTGGTGAGATGAATAAACAATTAGGATTTATACCGGAGCTTATGCCTATTAATATGGGGCCGCCATTACCAAAGTCAATGGGAATATACTGGCCGTGGTATAAACCGCCAGAAGTACCTGTGGTAGAGGCTCCACCTGTGGTAGTTTACCCACCTGTGACTTATCCACCTGTAGCGCCACCGGTTGTTGCTTATCCTCCAGTGGCTCCACCAGTAGCTCCGCCTGTGGTAGTGTACCCACCGGTAGCCGTACCTGAAGCTCCACCTCCCGCTGCCCTCTACGTGTGCCCCGCATGTGGTGCGCAGTTTGCCGACCTAAGTGACCTGTATACCCATATAGAGGAAGTGCATCCAGAGGCTCCGCCGGAAATTCCCATAGAGGTCTTTACTTGCCCCACATGTGGACTTCCGTTTTCCACCTTTGGGGAGCTACAAGCCCACATAGCAGAGGCTCATCCTCCAGAATTTAGTGTTACTGCCTTAGCCTATCCTCCTGGAGGTGGGACTGTAACTGTAAGTGTAGGTGGGTCCCCATATAAATTGGGTGAGAGGGTAATTCTAACTGCCATACCAAGTCCTGGCTACGAATTTAGTCACTGGGAAGGGATACCAGGCCTTCCAACTGATTTAACATACCGCTTCCCAATAGATCGGGATATGATTGTAACAGGGGTGTTTAAGCTATTGGAAGAGCTTCCGCCTGAGGTTCCTATGCCTCCTGAAGTCCCTGAAGTACCTGAAGTACCACCAAGGGTCAGTATTTCAATAACTGCACCTGACAGCGCTAAAGCACGTGAGACGGTTATTGTAGATGTCAAGACGACGAATTTCATGGGGGAAAGTTATGATTTGGGGACTGAGCTATCCGTCAATGCCATCCCTATTCTGCGCATTTCTGAAGCCTTCTCAGGTGGACAATCCAAAACTTATACTTCGTCCTTTTCCATGACTGAGGTTCCTGCTTCTCTTGTTGCCGTAGTGAAGTATAAGACTGATACCCTTTGGGTTCCTATTGGTTCAGCTAGGAAGACGGTCATGCCACAATAAAGTAAAAGGAGATGGGTAATGGCTTTTCCACCAGATCCGGAAGAAATACGTTTGAGGTTGCTTAGTATCCTAAAGCCACCTGTTCACCCGCGGGTCTGGATGAGACGCCGAGGGGAAGAAATTGGCCTTCTAAGGAGAAGACGCAAGGCTCCGGCAATTATGGGTAGTAAAATGATCTGGCCTTACAGAATAGTTTGGAGGGAATCTCTAGGTGGAAGGGGAGTAATAAAGGTCCTTAAGGAAGAAAGGGCTGTTGGGACGATTTCGTATATTGAGAGGAGTGAAAGAGTGAACCTAGTGAGATTATTGGAGACAATTATTAGGGGTGAGAAATGAGAGTCCTACTTACTGGGGCGTCGGGGTTTCTCGGGTCAGCCTTGACCCCCAAGTTAATAGCCGGAGGAGATACCGTCTACGGCCTATCAAGGCATCCTCCTGAGGCCGCCAAAAGCCTAATACCTCTTGTTGGAGACATTGTCAAGCCAAATCTGGGTCTAGATGAAGCTCCCAAGAACATCAAAGCCGTTTACCACCTAGCTGCTATTCATCGCCTAGGAGGAGATAAAGACGGCAATATTTGGGAGACTAATGTAACTGGAACTAAAAACGTTATCGACTTCTGTCTGAACTACGACATTAAGAGACTCTACTTCTGCTCCACTGCCTATGCCATAGGAGAAGGACGTAACGTTTATGAGAAGTCCAAGATCCTATGTGAGAAGATGGTTCGAGAGTCTAGTATTCCCCATGTTATTATCCTTAAGCCCTCAGTAGTTATGGGGACTAAGGAACATCCTTATCCTGGCCATTTCTCCCAGTTCATAGCTTTAGTAATAAAACTTCATCAACGTGCGGAGCTTATTCGTAGGAAGATAGAGGGAACTCTGAGCTTACCTGTTCTTGAGCCGGTATTCAGGGTCAGAGGAAATCCAAATGGTTACTTAAACCTTGTTGGGATAGATGATGTGGTTAAGGGAATGGCTAGGATTAGGAATGCTGGTACCTACTGGCTTACCAATCCCCACCCTCCTACCCTTCAACAGCTTTTTAATTGGGTTGGAGAATTTATTCTCCTTGATATGAGATTCACCCAGAAGCCTTTTAGGGCCCAGCCAATAGAATTAGCTTTTCAGAAAATGGCTGCTGTCTTTGAACCTTACTTATTGGGAGACAGCTTCTCTAGCCACCTTAGGGGCTGCCTCCCAATTACCAAGGAGCTTATTCATGAGGTTGTTAAAAACCTTCTTACTATTGACAAAGTTAAATAAAAGGTCTATAATAAGTAACAAGTGGAGGTAAAGGCTATGAACTGGAAGGATCTACTTCAGGATATAGCTAAAACAGGCCCTACTAATGTTAAAAAACTGATGGATGTAGCTGAGCATCTACCTACTGACTCCACCCTTCAAAAGCTCAATACCACTGTCAATGATCTTATCCCTTATATTCCTCGGCTTGAAAAGATCTTAGGAGACAGTAACATCAAAAACATGGAAAGGCTCTTGAAGAAGATGCCTGATGCTAAGACTCTAGACCGTTTAAGTAATGCCCTCCCGATGTTAGAAAAGCTTCCTGATAAACAAACTCTTAACCAACTCCTTGATAAGGCGGACTCTTTGAAGGGGCTCTTGGACTCACTAGAAAAGGAAAGCTAATGAATAACGATGACTTTTTTCAGAGGATGACCAAGGAAGCTATGGAGGAGCTCGCTTCCGGAAAGAGGTCCTGGAAAGAAATTGACACCAACACCCTTTTCTTGGCCTGTGTCGGGATGGTATATAATCGTCTGTCCCATAAGATAACTAAACCCCTTTGGTTCTTTGTCTCTGTGGCTGCTGCTGGGGTGATTTGGATGATTGTTAGTAAGGTTTTAGGTATAGGTTAAATGGTTAGAGGTGGAAATGGCTAAGGTGTTCTTCCAAGTTAGAGAAGTTCCTACTCCTTTTGGGAAGGTTAATTTACCAGCTATGGAAGTTCCAAGGCGGGGGCTCCCACATGTTGATGAGCGTAGGAGGAGGGCAGTTAGGCACGCTGTGGCTACGGATCTTACGGGAGTACTTGGTCTTATACCTTGGGTGGGAGGTCTCGTTGGTGGGCAGTTAGGGGACTTGCATTTTGCGGAGATGAAGAAGATCTTAACCTCTCGGGAATTGGACAATTACATTAAGGCTGATAAGCAAATACCTTCCAATGGATTAGCTTTGCTTTATAGCTTTGTGAAGTGAAAAGATGAGAGAGGCATTAAGGGAGATAAGGTGGACAAAAGCTGCTGAGAAGTTAGTGAGGCTTCCGGGGGTATCCCCCGAGGTGGTTGGGAGTTTGCTTGCGGATGCCTTTCAGCCTATATTTATCTTCGATAGGGGAATTGAAAGGGCAGCTAAGTTAAGACAGCGTGCCGAGGCTAGAAGAAGACTTCGGGAAATGATAGAGGAGAGACTGGGAGTTAGTCTTCCTTAAGGGGGATAATATGCCCAAGATTAATCCGTGGTTGGAAGAGAGGATACCGACAGCCGAAGCCAGAGGCTCCACACTACGGTATATTGTTGAGGTAGAGCCTGGGACTAGAGAGGCCGTTGTGAGGCAGTTGGGCCCGATTCCTAATCTCAATGTGATCTCCCGACCCGCAAATAACTACATCGTTATCTATGGCCCATCAGTGGTCCTTCCACATGTAGAGGCGATCCCAGAAGTTGTTAAGGTCTCGGCCGATACTTTAGTTTACATAAAGTCCCCCCTCCCATTTCTTGGTCTTCCTACTCCCGCAGAAACCTTTAGACCTCCTTCTCAATTTGACCCGTATGTGGGCCTTATCCACCTTTCCGAAATTGAAATACCCGTAGGTCCTGCACCAGCCCTTATAAGGTCCTTAGCGAGGCCATTAACTCTCAATAAGATACATATCTACACTACAGTAACTCAAAGGGAATTTATAGGGGCCCCAAAGGATAATAAGATTGGGATAAAGTGTGCAGTGGCTGATACTGGTGTTGGGGTTGTTCCACATCTTCTCCATCCAAATACCCACATTGAGCCTCACAGTACCGTACCTGGCGAATTACCTTGGGATGGCCAAGGTCATGGGACCTGGTGTATTACCTGTGCTTTTGGGGATGACGCAAGACATCCCAAATGGGGTAAGTGTGATGGGATTTCAGACCCAAGTAGTGTAGTCTCTATTAAATGTCTCAGTAACATGGGATTTGGAATGACTAGTTGGGTCCTAGAGGCAATTTCTCAGGCACATAAGCGTGGAGCCAGGGTTCTCTCAATGTCCTTAGGCGGTCCTCTTCAAGGTTCGGCCATAGATGATGACCCTGAATGTAGACTGATTAACGAACTAAGGGATGAGATGATAGTGGTAGTGGCAGCTGGGAATGACGGGACCGAGTGGAGTGTTGGCTCTCCTGGGGCTTCTCCCCATGCTCTTACAGTTGGAGCTTGGTCAATGACTGATGATGGTCTGTCTTGGTTTAGTTCCCGAGGTCCCTCTGGGGAGTTCTATAGAGAGCATCCAGATGTTTGGGGAAAGGACTTTGCTGTTGTTAGGAATGACCTGATAAAGCCCGACGTTTGCTGCCCAGGGGGTGGAAGGGTTAACAGTGAGGACCTTGACGAGCAAATACTCAGTGGATGTAGTGGATGGTTTGACCCTTATGGGGATCCAGTACCTGGGTTCGCAGTTATGAAGGGTACTTCAATGGCAACCCCTGCTTGTGCAGGACTTGTTGCTCTTGCAGTGGATCGAGGGATAATAGGAACTGCTGCAGACGTTAAGGGAATTATGTCTAAGTATCAGACTAAGGATTCAGATATAGGCTATGGCTTACTTACCTGGCCCAGGCTAATGAATCTTGAGTGAAAGGGGGTGAGGCTATAAAATAAACTTTCTCAATCCTTGACAAGGGTAAATAATTGTGGTAGAATACTAATGTACAGATAACCGGAGGTGAGATTATGGTAGGTCCTAGATTACCAGATATTCCTGATCCAACAAAGATAGCTCAGTCCGGAGCTGAAGCTGCCAAGGCAGTGGCCCAGGGGGTAGCTGGGGCTGGATTTGACGTAGCCGCGGGGGTAGAACAGATTCTCTTTAATACCATAGAAGGAAGTATTCGTGCCCTTGCGGGTGGCGCTACCGATATCGTTAATATGGTGAAAGGCGACGTCAGTGCCGGGAAGACTACTATAGAGAAGGTTAGGTCTGATATTGACCGGGCCGGCAATAGCGTCCTTTCCCAAGTGGACCAAGCTATTGGTCAGGAGATAGTAAGAAAGTTTAAATCCGAAGTAGAGAGGCAGTTAGGACAATTCTAGCATTAACACATTAACGTAAGGAGGTGAAATATGCCTACTCTTCCAAATATTCTAGTCAGACAGGCTATGGTACCTGCGAATATCGAAAAGGGTATGCCTGCACTACCCAAGCTCTCCCAGGCACTGAGTCAGCTGGCAGTGGCCTTGCCAGCAGGTCCCATGCTCCCCGAGGTTCCTGTGGTAGCAGAGGCTGTTCCTACTGCTGAGCCCTTTGCACAAGTGATCAGGGGCTTTGAGGATGTTCTGCCTGAGGGGGCCCCCAAGCTCTCCGAAGGCATCCAGGCCTTTGCTATGGGGGGTTATAGGCCTGTAGAGAAGGAGAAACCCCCAAAGGTTGCCTATAGAGTTATGGGAAGCGGTTATAGGTCGATAAGTTAAGGGCTATTAAGTAACTAAAGAAAAAGTAAGGAGGTAAAAGGAATGAGTTACATTATAGCACCCCTAAGACTGGTAAAGGGAGAAGGTGCCTATCCCGAGTTCGTGGATGTCCTGAAATCCGTTCAGGATGCGGCCATTGCGCGAGCCAAGGAGATCTGGCCAGGCTACACCCAGGGAGGTCTTTATCCGGGGGATAAGGAGTTTGGTATTTGTCCCATGAGAGCTAGGGAGATGCTTGGCGTTACCACGGTACTCTCCGGTACCTACTCCTTCAGGCAGAACTTCGCGTCCACCGGGTGGGGTGATATCTTCAACTACACCGTCCGAGAGGATATTATCCACGCCTTCGCCGGATTCATGATCACAGATGAGACTCTAAGGTTCCTGGAGCTTAGGTTCGAGTTTGGTGACCGGAAATACCCAATCATGGACGTCCAAGAGGCCAAGGGCTGGGGCTCCTTTGGTATCCTTTTCAAGGAAGATGTGGGTAAGGAGCTTATTGCTTCAGAAGAGAGCTCGGTCTTAGTCAGGGGTTATGTCGAGTCCACTGGCTATCAAAACGTCGTTCCTCTGGGCTTCCAGCTCTACAAGAGAAAAGATCTGGTAATTAGCGAAACATAAAGGAGGTTAAAGCTTAAAAATGGCCAGTATAAATACGGGTACAGTTACAGTTGACTTTAAGTTTAGACCTAGGCCTAGGGCTGGAGTGATGGTTGCCGGACGGATTAAGATGGGTGGTCACGACGCTTTGGTTAGACCCCAGGATTTAGAACTAAGGACCATTAAAAGCATAGTAGTTGCCCCGGCTTCCTATTCTGGAGCGCTCTTGGGCTCTTATGTGGGCTACAAGACTACCCTAGTTGAGGCTCATATAGGAAGTATAGGAGTCCTGGATACGAGTAGAGCAGTTGGCACACCTACAGGTAATTACGCCCGCTTGAGAGCTTCCCAGGTTGGTAGCTCTGGAGCGACGTGGGGCGGCACAGCCCTACCTTCTGGTGGCAGCGTTACGGTTCCCTTCCTGGCCTTTGGTGAATAACTTAAAAACGTAGATGGGTTTGTCTCCGAAAAACCAACGAGAGAAGGAGGTAAAAAATGTCCTATACACCCTGGTTCCCTGAGCCAGGAACCTACATTCGGTACTTTGACTTTGACCGGAAGGAGTATCGGTATCGTAGGCTCCTATGGCGTAGGGATCCTTTTACTTATCCCTATAGATTTGCTTCGGTAGCAGCTGGCTCTGGGGCAGACATGAAGGTCTTTGACGAGCTAAATCCCTCGGAGAGTAAGAAGCATATCTACCTTGCTTACTTGGGGCTTAAGCCCGGATTCCTTTACCGGTTGTGGCATCCCTATAACATCCGCAATCTTATGTGGGACGAGGACATAAAGGATATTGATGAGGACCTCACAGCTTGTCTTAATTACGAGTCCTCCCCATATGAATATCCCATTAAGTCTATAGGTATTGAGCATGATCGGTATCCAGGGGTGGAACCTAAAAAGAATATCTCGGGGGAGGCCAAGAATCCGGAGGTTGTCTTCATTGCTTCTGTATATCTGGTAAGAGAGCATCATGAACTTAGTTCTGATGAGCTTGCTAGATTGCAGGCTGGAACTCTTAGGTCTTACCCTTGGGACTTTGGAGGTGAATTGTAATGGCTGAACCGAAGGTTGAACGAATAAGCTTTACCAGACGCTTTCTTGATAGGATGAAGAATCCTCCGGAGTATGTGGATGAGGAGCTTCCAACTAAGACAGTTAAGATCTTTAAGAGGGGTTTCCACACTGGAACTGTCATAGATGGGCAACTTGGGGAAGCTGAAGTAGGCTCAATCCAGTTTAGTGGATCTCACTACGACTTCGGTCCCGGAACCCATAGCCTACGGATAACTCGAAGGGAAGTCTTTATTGGGTCTATAATGCCTGGACGTAATCTTGAAGCCGAGTGGAGTCTATGGCATTCCCGAGAGGGGACTGTCCAAAAGATTCCATTCTTCTTAGGAACTCAGGTAGCCAACTTAAGGGCTGTCCCCATTGGAGAGAAAGCTTATGGTGGGCCAATGAATCCACTTTACTCGTTTGGGCCTGGGACCATCAAGGTGATAATGGAAGCCCAGCGTGGGTCTGCTAGAGTATATTCCAGCTTGGAAGGTATTGTCGGATAATCGCTTCTTGGCTTCTTCCAAGTCATGGTTTCTCCCTTTTTCAAGAGCCCCTGGATGGATTAGATGACCACCTAGGGGTTCTTCTGTATGTAGCTGGTTTAATTGACAATGAGGACATTTGGTAATAGAATAGTGGTAGGATGTAACAAATGGTTACCACTGAAAAGTTATCCAAGACTGTAGTCTTTACTACTAAATTCACTTCTCTTGGCAGGAAAAGGGACCGATGGTGTATTGTAATTCCTCGGCCACTTTCCCGTCTTCTAGATAAGCATAAGATAGTTGAAGTCTCATTAACTCCTATGGGGAGTGTGGGATGAAACCGAGAATTCTTTGGAACGCCAAGGACCACCCCAAGCTCCGTTCGGGATACGCCATCATAGGATATTACCTACTACCCCTCCTAGCTGAGAAATATGGTCCAGAGAATGTCCTGATTTATGCTCCAGTCTATGAGAGAGATGCTATTGGTGAGTGGAATGGAATGAAGGTTCTTCCTGGTACAAGTTGGGACTTTGGTGAGAATATGATCCTGGAGCATTATCAAAGAGAAAGATGCAATATTCTACTTCAAGTTGGGGATGCTTGGCCCCTGGGTGTTCTTCCTGATTTAGCTGCCAAAGATGAGATAGATTGGGTACAGTGGCTTCCAGTTGACTGGTTGGGTATGCCCAAGAACATCCAGAATCGTATCCACTTTGCCCACAAGCTCATTCCCTTTTCAAAGTATGGAGAGAATTCCCTCCGGAAGGCTGGCTTTACCAATGTGGAGCCTGCGATATGGCTGGGACTTGATACTGAGCTGTGGAAGCCTCAACCTCGAGAAGAACTATCTGATATGATGAGTCTCCTAGGGTATGAGCATGATACCTTTAATCTTCTTATTGTGGCTGCTAATCAGGAGAGGAAGAATATACGTGAAATGTTTGAGGGGATTAGATTATTTCATCAAGTAAATCCTAGTATACCGCTACGGCTTTATCTCCATACTCGAATGAGGGGGGAGAGAGATCTTTATGCAGATATAGATGAACTGGGGCTCGGGGAAATTGTTACCTACTCAGATCCGTATATTATGAATATGGGCGGTATAGCAGAGAAAGAAGTAGTGATGATGTTTAACTGTGCGGACGTCCTACTTAATGCGTGTATGGAGGGCTTTGGATTATGTATGACTCAAGCACAGGCATGTGGAGTACCAGTTATATATCTTCTGGAGGGCCCTGGTTCGGAACTAATAGTTCATGGTGTTGGAGTCCCAGCAATAGCCAATATTACATATCCCAACCAGATGACTAAACCCATCCCTAATCCTATGGCAGTAGCCCATGCCTTGGAAGAGCTATGGGATAGACAAGTCAGGAATAAAGGCCCACTTCGTAGTGAAAAAGCTATTAAGTTCATCCAAGAGAACTTCTCTTGGAAAAACATAGCTGAGCAGTGGTTTGAGGTTATTGAGAAGGTTATGTGGGAGAGGGAAAGGTTCTGTTATATTATTCCGGAAGCTGCCGATTGGCTAAAAGAAAAGGCAGAAGAAGAGGTAGTGTTGAGTTGAAGACAATGTGGATCCAAGATCTGGATTTTATGTCTCAGGGTGGCGGGGCTCAGTACACAGACCGGGCTCACTTCATTGAAGGTGCCAGGAGGGGGCATGATATGAATATACTTACTCCACAGGTGGACCTGAATATCCTCTTTACGGACGATAGTCTAGTTATCATAAGTAACATGATGGCGGGTTTCCGTCTGGATCTCTTTCAGCAGTTAGTTGAGAAGGGGAAGCCCTGTATCTGGTTCTTTCATGACTATCAGCCCCTATGTAAGTATCGTCTCTTTTACCCAATGCTAGAGAAATGTAAATCCTGCTATCGTAGAGAGAACTGGCTGCCTATCTTCCTTGAAGCTAAACTTCTTATTTGGTTATCTTCACTACACCGAGAGAGCTGGCTATGGGCCTGTCCGGAGTTAGAACAAAAGCCTTATGCTATTGTTCCCTCCCCAATAGAGCCCTCTCAGTTCTATGACATGAAATTACCTCGTGAGGGCGTAATCTGTGTTAGTTCTTTATTCCCTTTCAAGGGGAGAGAGAATGTATTGCAGTGGGTTAGAGATCACTCAGACCAAGAAATTACCTGTGTGAGTGGAAATCCTCTTCCTGATAAAGTTCTTCCACCTAATTGCCGTGATGTGGGTCCAGTCCCATTTTGGCAAATGAATGAGACGTATAACAAGCATAAGACGTTTCTTCACTTACCAGCTACCCCCCAGCCTTTTGATAGAACTGTACCAGAAGCCTACCTTGCGGGATGTGAGATACTAGGCAATAAACTCATTGGGGCGTTGTCTTATGATTGGTTTAAGTCAAGAGAAGAAGTAGCTGAGCACTGTGGTAATTCATCAAAGCTTTTTTGGGAAAAGATAGAGGAGGTGCTAAGTGTGTGAACTATGTGAGTTGGTTAAGAGGATTGACCGTGGAGAGGCTGGAGAGGAGGTCCTACATAATGACCGTGTCTTTGTAGCCGTCTACTGCAGTAACCCAGCCCACCCAGGTATTCCCATGGCAGTGGCCAGGGGGCACACAACGAGTTTAACGAAGTGGGCTTCAGGGTATATAAATGGAGTTATGAATAAGAAGTATCCAGATAGGAAGCCTAGGGGAACCGGGCTGGCAACTATAATCGACCACTGGCATGAGCATTGGGTTCTGAAGGAGGAGTGAAATATGACTAAGATTATACCTTTTGAGACAGAAGGAACTGAAATTAGGGAATTTAAGACAGACCCCAAAGGTAAGAAGAGGAAGGTCATTAAGGCTAAAGACTGGAAGGGGGATCCCGAGGAACTTAGAAAACAAGCGGAGAAGTATAAGCCATGAGGGTACAGATTATTGGTGCTGGAGTAGTTGGTCAGGCTACTGGTAAGGGCTTCGCGAGGCTGGGACATGGAGTACACTTTTTTGATCCAGATGAGAAAGTAGTAGACCAGCTAAGAACGGAGGGTTATGGAGCCGATAGCAATATTGCTATGGGGGAAGCTGACCTCTACTTTATATGTGTCCCAGAGGCAGTTATAGGGGAGGTGGTGAAGAGCTGGAGGTCTGGGGAACTCCTTGTTATCCGGAGCACCATTCCCCCAGGTACTGCTCATAAGCTGATGGACCTCTATGGAGTCCACATCTGCTCCAATCCAGAGTTCCTCAGAGAAGCAGTGGCTGAATACGAGTTCCTTAATCCGCCGGGAGTTATTATTGGAGAGTGTTGTAAAGAACATGGGGATTTGCTCGAGGAACTTTATAAACCATTTCGGAAGCCCATTTACCGAACTACTCCAGAGGTAGCTGAACTTACCAAGCTAGTTGTTAATGGCTACCTCGCCTGCCAAATCTCCTATTGGAATCAGGTCAAACTACTGGCTAACGAGTTGGGGGTTAACTCACATGAGGTAGGAATGCTAGCCAGTTACGGAGATGATAGGATATCCGTTTATGGTTCAAGAATGCACGGAAAGGCCTATGGAGGTAAATGCTTACCGAAGGATCTTCAGCAGCTGATAAACTTAGCTCAAGGGAGAAGTATAAATGGTCAACTACTTGAGGCTATTAAAGGTATCAACGACTATTACCTAGTGAAAGGAGGTGAGTAATGGACCTTAATGTAGCTGTGTTGTATATAGCCCTACTGGCTTGTGCTGGGGGCATTGTTTCGGCTCTATTGGGGTGGCTTGATAGTGGGGAGGCCTTTGTTCCTAGGAAGTTTATGGCTTCTGTAGTAAGGGCTCTAGTTGCTGGGGTAGTCTTCGCTGTAGGCTATAGCTTCGCAAATGGTATAAGTATCCTCGACCTATTTGTTGCGTTTCTGGGCGGGGCTGGTATAGATGTCCTGGGTAACAGGATCTCTGGAAGTATAGTTCATCGAACCTAAGGAGGAAATATGAAGATTCTTGTAACCGGAGCCAGTGGCTTTATTGGTTCCGCTCTGGCTAAGAGATTGGAAGCTCAAGGGCATGATGTTTATGGGCTCTATCGGTACGTGAGTGATGGGAGATATGACTTCTACCAGTTAGAGAAGCATAGGATCTGTGACATAAGGGACAGGGAGAGAGTTGATGAGGTTATTGGAGATATCCTACCCAATACTGTTTATCATCTTGCAGCTATGACAGCGGTAAGTTATTCGTTCATAGCTCCGATAGAAGTTAGCGAATCTATTTATCTTGGCACCATGAATGTGGTTGATGCCTGTGTAAAGTACAAGGTGGGGCATCTTGTCCACGCTAGCACCAGTGAGTTCTATGGCAAGCAAGAGGAATTCCCTATAACAGAAGAGGCTACCCCTAGGCCCATGTCCCCATATGCTGTAGCCAAGTTAGCTGCTGAAGAGTATATCCGCTATGTGGATAGGACTGTGGGAATACCGTATACCATTCTCAGGCCCTATAATACGTATAACCGGTCTAATGTTGAGAAGAAATACTTTCTAATTGAGAGGGCTATTACCCAAGCTCTGGAAGAGGGTCGTATCCACTTGTATACCCCTGAACCAGTAAGAGATTTGCTTGACCGGGATAGCCATGTGGATGCATACATTAGGTGTTTGGGCAATCCGAATGCTATAGGTGAGGCTATTAACATTGGGACCGGTATTGGGTGGAAGGTTGGCGATGCAGTTGAACTAGTGGCTAAGCTTGTTGGAGAAGAACTTGGAAAAGAAATTCCAGTCTCTTGGGATATGGCCTCGGATAGACCTTATGACATCCACTGTCTCTTCTGCTCCAATGAGAAGGCTTGGAGACTACTTGGCTGGAAGCCATTGTATACCCTTGAAGAGGGGCTGAAGATCGCTATTAAAGAGTGGAAGGAGGTACTTGGACTATGAAAAGAGTTGGAGTTATTGGCTTGGGGTACTGGGGTTCTAAGTTGGCAAGGTGCTTTGATGAACTTGGGTGCCTTAAGGCATTATACGACGTGGATCTGGAAAAGGCCAGGTCAGCCCCCTTTACTATCCCCTGTATATGGGAGTCTTTTGCAGAGTTCCTGGAAAATGTGGATGCAGTAGCCATCGCTACTCCTGCGGAAACTCACTTTGAACTAGCTACGAAAGCGTTAAATGCTGGCAAGGATGTCTTTGTTGAGAAGCCAATGACTATCAACTCTGTTGAGGCTAGAGTCCTATATGACCTGGCTGGGTCTAGAGGGCGTAGTCTAATGGTAGGCCACATCTACTTACATAATGGTGGGATTAAGGCCATGCCCATCCCAGTAGGTAAGGCTGAGCTCTATGTCCAATTACTCAATGAGGGAGGTGGCCCAAGCCCCTCAACGATGGACGTCCTTTGGGCTGGCCTTCCACATGCATGTAGCTTAGCTTTACATTTCTTTCCAGATGAGCCAGAATCTATTTGGGCTGAGAGAGATAAGGATAGGATAAGGGTTAATCTGACCTACTGGAACGGCTCAATAGCCTATTTGGATGTAGGGGACAACACTGGGAGGAAACTCCGAAGGGTGGAATTGGACTGGGGGAGTAGTAGATATCTCTTCGACACAAGGGATCCCAACCTTTGTTTCCTACAGTCAGGTATAGAGGTGAAGTCCTTTGGTATATCTATGGGGCCAGAGTCTCTTATGGAGGAATGTAAGGCCTTCCTGGAGTATAAGGGGGCTGACCCATTAGGCCCAAAGGTAGTTAAACTCGTAGAGGACATAATAAAGGAGGCTACATGAATATCCCCTTGGTGGATCTGAAGGCCCAATATCAGAGTATTAAGCCGGAAGTGGATTTGGCCATTAGCCGAGTTCTATCTAAAGGAAACTATGTAATGGGCGAAGAAGTAGAGGCTTTTGAAGAGGGATGGGCTGAGTACTGTAAAGCTAAGTACTGTGTAGGGGTTAGTTCTGGGACGGATGCACTTTATTTAACCTTGAAGGCTATAGGAGTAAGTGGGGAAAAGGTAATTACGACTCCATTTACCTTCTTCGCTACTTCCCAGGCCATTATTGCTTCAGGGAATTTCCCAATGTTTATTGATGTGGACGAAACTGGCAATTTACCCCCTGTGGACTTTAAGGACTGGGCGGCTATCCCAGTCCACCTATATGGGAGGCCTGGTGTGTGGAGGGGAAGTAGGATAATAGAGGACTCCGCCCAGGCACATGGGCTGCCACTTTCTGGACTTGCAGCCTGCTTTAGTTTCTATCCGACGAAAAACCTTGGTGCGATGGGACAGGCTGGAGCAGTAGTAACTAACGACTTTATCTTGACACAAGAAATCAGAAGATTAAGAACCTACGGAGAAATGGGGAGGTTCATCCATTACAGGCTCACTGGTAATCACCGGATGGACGAACTCCAGGCTGCAATTCTCCGTGTAAAACTACCATACCTAAGGAGTTGGAACGAGAGAAGAAGGATTATAGCTTGGATGTATTATAGGAGATTGGAAGAGACAAGTGGTGTTATAGGCTTACCTGAGGACAGCCTGGGCTATGTATGTCATATCTTTGCCATTAGAACCAGGGACCGAGGTAGCCTAGCTAGTTATCTCAAGGGGGAAGGTATTCAGACTTCAGTAAGGTATCCAGTTCCCATGCATCTCCAACCAGCTCTTAAGTATCTTGGATACAAGAAAGGAGACTTTCCACAAGCCGAGGCCTGGGCTAAGGAGAACCTTAGCCTACCGATATATCCAGAGCTTAAAGAGGACCAGATAGAATACGTATGTGATAAGATAAAAGAGTGGGTGAGAACTAGATGAGAATTTGCACGATTTCCCATTCGCACGTAGCTCTTAGGCAGCAGCTCTTCTTTCAGGGAGTAGCTAAATGGGGACATGAGGTATTGATGATAAGTCCTGGTGAATGGGGAAACCTGAGGACGTCTCCACGCTATGCTGAGGTTTTGTATGCCCCGGATGAGGACATGGGGCCTCGTGTGTTTGGAAGGTTTGAACTGAAGACCTGTAGACACATGATGGGGGAGAACATCTACCAATATCATCTTCTGGGTGCTAGGGGTCTTGCTGAAGAGTTTAAGCCGGATGTTCTTTATATCCAAGCAGAGCCAGGCTCCTCTCTAGCCCAGGAGGCTATTATGTGGGATGTCCCCAAGAGGGCCTTATTTACTTGGGAAAACATTAAGTTTGAGGAATCAGCCAGAAGTACCCTGGAGAAATATGATGTAGTCATCTGTGGTAATCCCGAGGCTGAGGCTCTAGCCAAGCCCTGGAATCCACATACTGTTCTTATGCTTCAAGTTGGGGTCGATACTGACCATTTCCAAGCCAGACCAGATGTGGAAAGGAATATAGATGTGGCTTATGCTGGTAGGATAGCCTCGGAGAAGGGTCTTCCGTATCTCCAAAGGGCATGGCCCACGGTAAAGATATTGGACTGGAAAGACTTTAAGGAACTTCCCTGGTGGTATTCTCAGGTAAAGGTCATTGTAGCCTACTCCCAGGACGTACCCTGGTGGAAGGAGCAGGCCCCGAATTATGTGGTCTTGGAAGCCCTATTATGTGGCTGCAGGGCCATCACCTCCGATACTAATGCTATGGAATACTGGTTAAATAACTGTCCTGGAGTTGTTATGGTCTCAGGACATGACCAGTCAGACGACACCTTAAGAATGGACAGAGTAGACAGGCTAAGAGAAGGTATACAGAGAGCTTTAGAAGTGGAAATAGAGAATGAAGGGAGGCAGTGGGTTATTGATAAGTTTTCTAATCAAGTTGTGGCTAAAAAACTATTGGAGGTGCTTTATGAAATGCCCTAAATGCGAGGAAGATCTTAGAGAGGGGGACAAGTTCTGTTGGAATTGTGGGGCCAGAATAACAGAACCTGAAAAGGCAGTGGACCTATCTCCGGCGGTATCTAAGCTCCTGGGGGGCATTGGGACTGGACTTAAGCTCCTAGGAGAAACAATTCAGGAATGGGCCAAGTCTGTAAAGGAAGGGGAGGAAAAGTAGGAGAGGACAGTGCCTAAAGACTTTAGCCTTGACCATTTATTTCAAGACCTAGGACTAACTATCCTTGGATCAATCCCTGCTCGGTTCCTCTTTAATCTATTCCCCCCGGAAGAGGGAAAGTTGATACTTGAACCCGGTTGTGGATGCGGGAAGTTTGGCTTGGCCTATGCTATGATGGGTTGTGAGGTGATTCTCCTAGACTTGGATTATGAAGCAGTACAGTATGCTAGAAGAATAAGGGGGGCTTTGAATTCTCTACTGGGTTTTCCAGTACCTGCGCAGATTAGAGTTGGTAATATTCATAGATTACATTATGCCGACAACACCTTCGACCTTGTCTTCAATGAAGGAGTGTCGCAGCACTGGACCGATGAAGAAAAACGTCAAGGGAGTATTGACCAGATGGTTAGAGTTTCCAAAGACATGGTAGTAGTTATGGGGAATAATGGGTTGCGCGAAGAGGAGCAGGAAGCGGATAGGAACTTCGACTTTAAGTATAAAGGGATGCCTCCACGGAGGAAATGCTTTACTCCGGATGAATTGGAGATGAGGCTTAAGAAAGCAGGGTTAAAGAAAGTAAACGTTGAGGGGGTAGATCCTGGACGTATTGAGGGCTCGTATCTCATTGCAGGTTATGGACGCAAACATTAGTTTTGCTAAAATGCTATTATTAGACTAGGGCTATACTAAGCTATATAGCCTGGGGAGTCCCTAGTCAATCCTAGGCTATCGTGAATACCAATTGAATAGCTATATACCTTTGACATTTGTATTAGATTCAGGTGAGATTTGAGATAGACAGGGGGAAAAGAGGTAACATGAAAGCAGTCTTTAGTCCAGGTCCGAGTTATGTGGATCCCAATGTGAGACAATACGCAGGATGGGTCCACATTCTCGACCTCTATAAGGAAGGCCTTGAGGAACTAGGATACGAAGTACTCATTCCACATGTGGATCCTAAGCTCATTGACCAGTTGTCTACAGTATCTAAGATCCTGTCTTATGATATTGTAGCTGCTCAGCAGATACCTGGAGATGCCGAATTATTCCTGGGGCCCGCAGGATATTCAATAGCTCAGATGATAGCCGGTAGAGATAATAACTGGGGATGTGGAATGAGGAACTTCTTGTATGTGTGGAACAATGCTGATTGGTGGAGGGACAAACAACTAGCTGAGGAATATAAAAGGTTTAATCAACCTTATGACCTTTCTCCCACCTGGAGGTGGATCAACCGAACAGCATTGGAGATGTGTGATCATGTTATTGCTTGTAGTCCCTGGGTGAAGAGGACTTATGCTAAGGTTGTACCTGAGGATAAGATATCCATATCCTTTTGGGGGGTGGACAGTGAGAAGTTCCATCCACCTGATGTGGAGTCTGAAGGATTTAGAGTTCTTTTTGTTGGGGGTGACCCCATTAGGAAGGGTTTTCATTATCTATGGGAGGCCCTGAAGAAAATGAAAGGGAATCGTGAACTGTGGGTAGTTGGAAGTACTCCCTATGGGGACGGGGCAATTCAGTTTACAGATATGGGAGTAATGGTAAAGCAGTTTGGAATGTTACCCCATAATCAGATACCTGACATATATCGTCAGTGTCATGTTATTTGTATCCCCACTCTTGAAGACGGGATAGCATTGGCAATCCAAGAAGGTATGAGTTGCGGACTGGTTCCAGTAACTTCCCCTGAGACGGCCGAGGTATTCGTGGACGGAGATAGTGGTTTTAAGGTGGGTTATTGGGCAGTGGATAGTATTAAAGAGAAACTGGAGTGGTTGCAGCACAAGAGGCTACGAAGGGCTATGTCAGTAAGGGCTAGAGAACTAGCTGTGTCTCAGACTTGGGAGAAAACAAAGGAAGAGTTTAAGAGTATCATCAAGAGAGAGATGAAATTATGAGTGAACCAAAAGAGGCTGAAATACTGGAAGAAAGGTTTATGGCCTTTATGGAGAGGTCAGAGGGAGACATGATATCCTTGGATGAGATCGCCAGGTTCTGTGCCAGTGGGGTCCATCGGTTTCTCAGTGACGCCCTTTGTGACTTCTACCTAGAAAGGCTGGAATATGATCCATTAAGTCTGAGCCTAGACTCTTGGGCGAGGGTCCAAGACAAACATCATTCTAGTCTCAAAGCCAATGTCAAGGCTGTATCTCTAATCACAGACTATCTTCCAGGAACTGGTGGTAAGATAATTGATATAGGGTGTAACGATGGCGGGCTTGTAAAGGAATTAGTTGGTCTTGGACATGACTGCTATGGAGTTGACCTACCAATGGTAATCGCAAAAGCGCAACTAAAGCGTCCTGATATAGCTGAGAGGTTGTCGGTATGTAATCTAGAATGTGATGAGCTGCCCGGAGGCCCCTATGAGCTGGCATTGGCTCTTGCTGTAATTGAGCATTTAAGGAACTATGGACTGTTCCTTGGTAAGGTATCGGCAGTTCTTAAACCTGGGGGAATACTTTACATTAGCACTTCCAACAGAAAGTACCGTAGGACTGCACCTTATCATACTCATCACTTTACTGAAGATGAGTTCTCCGAGATGGCAGCCCAGGCTGGACTTACCCCCCTGAGGTATGACCAGATTAACTCGGAAACTAATCTCACTGCTATATTTAAGAAAACGGGAAATGGGGTGTCGAATGAATGAACTTAAGATTTGCTGGCCCAAGGGGGAAGTTCTCTTCAAGGGCAAAGGGATTATCCAGGCGTGGGGAGAGGAGATGGAACGCAAGGGGTGGATTATAGAATGGGACCCGAGGAAGTGGGAAGAGTGTGACCTGGTCTTTTATGGTTCGGACAGCCAGTTGAAGTACTGCCCTGGGGCCTTGGGAAATAAGCCTACAATTCTCTATTTCTGGGGCTGGATGCCATCAAGGTTACTGGATAGAAACTTCCAGCAGATAGCTACAGAACAGTTAAAGTTGATAACGCAATGCACTAGGATATTAGTCCCAAGTTTAGGGACTATGGACCAGGTGGCTGATTTTGGACTCCCCAGTGAGGTATGTCTCCCAGGAGTGGATTCTAGGCTGTTAGACCAGGGAGGACCAGTTACTGTGGAGCCCTCCAGGATTCTCTTCCTTTCGAGGATAGTTCCCCATAAGCAGCCAGAGGCCTTGATTCATGCCCTATCTCTTATTGAACCCTCTCCTAAACTCCTTATGATAGGTCCAGGTGAAACAGGTCCACTTAAGGAGCTAGCAGAGGGGCTTGGAGTCTCTATTGAATTCTCCGAGGTTGAGGACTCCATGAAAGGTACTGAGCTACGAAAAGGTACAGTTCTAGTTCACCCAAGTTCCTACGAAGGATTTGGACTTCCACCTCTTGAGGCTCTATACTGCGGAACCCCCGTCATAGCCTTTGATATCCCACAGATGAGGTGGCTACTTCAAGAGGATGCCTGCTACTTTTCTACCGTGGAAGGTCTTGCCCAAACCATAGTCCAAGTATTTCAGAATTATGACGAGGCTAGAGAGACAGCAGCTCATGGAGCTAAGCGGATACGAGATACTCTGACTTTAGAACATGCCTGCGATAGGCTCTGGCTTCATATTCACCAGGCCCATAAAGAGTTCTGGGGCGGAGTAGTAAGGAAGGACCCCTCTAGGTGGGAAGAGGCCTATGACCAAGAGCACAAGCGGAATTGGGCTTATAGTGTGGATAGGTTCGATCCTACCTGGGCAAGACACTGGAGGGCGCAGACCTTTATAGACTTGTTAAGGGAGTGTAAAGCTGAGCATATCCTGGATGTGGGATGTGGAGCTGTTTATCCAACGATATTTGCCAGAGCAGGGTTCAATGTTACTGCTGTGGACATCTCATCGGAATGTTTGGACCAAGTAATAAGTATAGCCAGGAAGTGGGAGGTGATTAACAAGGTATTCACTCTTCAGCAGGATGCAACTGATTTAGAGAGCTGCGCTACTGGGGGATTTGACGCTGTAGTTCAGGCAGAACTTTGGGAACATGTTCTGGATGTGGAAAAGGTCATATCTGAAGGCCTTAGAGTATTGAAGCCGGGTGGGTACCTGATAACTTCCACTCCAATCGGAACTCACCACTATGACCCCTTCCATATAAGAATCTTCGACGATGAGAGTATTCAGGTTCTGGTGAATAGGTTTAGTGATAAAGCCAACTGCAAAAGACTTGAGAAGATTGCCGAGCAGGGAGCAGACCCAAGTTGTTACCTTGTAGTATTGGAGAAGAAATGAACATTCTATTGGCTACCCCGCTTTATTCCCAACATTACGACGCTGGTCATTTCTGGCTTAGAGCCCTAAACCAGCTAGGTCATTCGGTTCAGGTATGGGACTACAGGCTGGACAAAGACCCTCCACCCTTTGCCCACTACCCTGAGGTTACCATAGTTCTGAAGGGGGAAAATGTGGACCCTAGAAAGTTGCCTCGGCCGGCCATAAATTATTGGCCAGATGCCTTGGAGAGAACTCCAGGTATAGAGGAAACCCTGAAGCTTTATGACAAAGCCTTCGGCCTGGTAAAACCTCTTTCCGATTGGATGGAGTGGATTCCTACTGGATGGGACCCAGCTATACACAAGGATCTTGGCCTATTAAAGGCCATGAGAACTATCTATGTGGGCACAGCTAACTCCAAATATAAAACAGATATGATCCATAGAATAAAACCAGACCTAGTTTATGGCAATGGGTGGAGATCGAGTCCCGAGTTTGGGCCGAGATACCTTCACGACTTGACCTATGTCCTTAATCATGCCGAGGTCCTTATAGATGTCCATCAGTCTCCAGATACTGGACCTAACCGGAAGCTCTTTGAGATGATAGCCTGTGGGTTTACGATTGTAGATAGGGTCCCAGGTGTGGAGGAAATACTTGGATGGGGCTTAACCAATCAGGTGGGTTTCAAGACTCCGGAAGAAGCCAGGGAACTAATCAAGTATTATCTTGAGAGACCAAAAGAAAGGGAGAAGATATGGCAGTTGGAACGAGAGAAGATACAAGAGTACACATACGAGAAAGTAGTGAAGAGGATATTAGGCCACCTAAAGTAGTTGGGATATCAGTTCCATATCCCGGGGCGAAAAGACCCTTAGAGGAAGGAGCCAAGCTCCACATGTGGGAATTTGTGCTATTAACTGGAGGGAGAATATCTATCCCAGATGCCGATATTTATATCCTTGCGGCCTGGCATTCCGCCTACGAGCAACTCTTGGGGTTGGGTGGAAAGACAGGGGTTCTGTGGACCTCTTCAGCTGGAGAGATGGACTTTGAGCCCGTGGAACAGGAATACCTTAGGAGGATAAGAGAAGATCCAAGGATTTCCTTTATCTGGTTTGGAGATATAGCTCTGGCAAGGGTATACCCTGAGAAGGGGTTTTATGCCCCTTATCCTTTAGATGTGGACAGAGTAAATCCCCCAAATGTGGAAAAGAAAAACATAGTTACGTTGTTTTGTCCCACTGGACCGAAGAAGAATATCCTTAATCAGCTATTGGCGGTAAAGCTTGTGCAGAGCAGCACAAAGCTTACCCTTCATACCAATGTAAGGGGCTATGAAAGTCTTCTTAATGATGTCAGAGGCGTGGACTGTGTACGTCATGAGTGGCTTCCGGATGTGGAATACCGCTCATTACTGGCTTCAGCGAAGGTTAATCTTGCTTGTAGCTGGGCAGAGACTTTTAACTATAACGTAGCCGAGGCAGCGTTGCTGGGAACTATCTCAGTGGTCTCTAGAACTATCCCAATAGGTGGATTGTCGGTAAAGAACCCAAATAATCCAGTCCACATAGCCGAGAAGATCCTAGAGGGATGTGGGGCCCAGTATGTGGATACTTTGAGGATAGTTAAGGAAGAGCTCAGGATCAGGAACCAAGAGTGTAAGAGAATCCTGGGAGAGAGACTATCGGCCCTCTAGGACCCACCTTGACAAGTTATTCCTTGCGATGTTATAATTAGTTATGGACGGGTATGGGAGACTTGCATAGAGAGGACATAGGATAAAAAATGACAGGTAGTGGAACGCCAGCAGACCCGTATATCATCTCTACAGTAACTTTGATAAGAGGAACTTAATGGCTACTAGGTATGAGCATTATATTACTGATGCTACTGGAAGCAACGGTCTCGTAACATACTGGCAAGCCCAGACATTCACTCCCCAGACTAACCATACTATTACTCATCTAACACTTAGAGTTTACAAGTGGGGCAGTCCAGGCGACCTGACTGTGGATATCCGAAACACTCATACAGGCTATGGCACACCGCCGCCATTCTGGCCTGATGACACTATCCTTGCATCTGCCACCGTTCCTGCAGCATCTATTCCACAGCAAGCTGGTGCAGCAATCAATAACGCAGGCATTGTTGTTGCCCTAGATGTTCCTTTGGATGTTATTGCTTTAACGCACTATGCAATAGTTCTTCATAAGGGTGGCGACTCATCTAACCAATACAGATGGGTATTAGCCTTTCCCAGCTATTATGGTGAAGAGTCTTATCTTTTGGGGACTTTATGCTCATCTTATGCTGGTGGAGGTTATGAGAATTGGACTGCCACAGGTAATAAAGACTTTATGTTTGAGGAGTGGAATGGCGAACCAAGCCCTTCCAGTGTAACCACACAAGCCGTTTCTGATATACTACACTTAACTGCCACAGGTAATGGTAACATTACATCACTGGGCGATAGTGCTTATGTCTATCAGTATGGGCACTGTTGGGGAGAGTCGGAGAACCCCACTGTTGGAAGCACAAATACTGTTTGGAAAGGAGCAGCTCCTGGAGTTGGTGCTTTTACATCAGACATAACGGGACTAAGCCCTGAAACAACTTATCACTGTAGAGCCTTCACTGTAGGTATGGCAGGCACTGTATATGGTGCTGATGTTGAGTTTACTACCCCAGCACCATACCATTACATAATCCACAATGTTGATGAGCTCCAGGCTATGGAGAACGACTTGGTAGGTTACTACGAGGTGGCTAACGACATTGATGCGTCTGCTACTTCTGGCTGGAATGAAGGTGCTGGCTTTGTTCCAATAGGTCAAGCTGCCAACTTCATAGGACGGCTTGATGGTAAAGGTTATACTATAAGTGGTCTATTTATAAACAGGGCTAGTGCTAACCAGGCTCTTTTTGACACAATAGATGTTAGTGCTGTCATACAGAATATTAAAATGACTGGGGTAGATATTACCATCGCCAACTCTTACTATGCAGCTGCTTTGGTTGCGAGGATGCTTGGTTCATGCACTGTGAAGAATTGTAGCTCGGCTGGTTCAGTAACCGCCATAGGGACAGGGGGATATGCTGCTGGATTGATTGCTATGATGTATAGTGGAACTGTTAGCGGATGCTACTCCACTTGCACTGTCACTATATCAGGAAGCCGAGACTACGCTGGAGGTTTTGTAGCCTATGTAAGTGCTGGCACTATAAATGACTGCTATGCTAGAGGTGCGGTAACAGTTGGTGATGATTACGGAGGTGGGTTTGTAGGTTACAATGGAGGAGCCACCATAGAGAATTGCTATTCAACGGGTTTGCTTGCTGTGGTAGATAGATACGAAGGTGGTTTTTGTGGCTATAATAGGGGAACACATACCAATTGCTTCTGGGATACTGAGACATCAGGGACTTCAACAGACCCAGGTGGTGGTTCGGGAGGGGCAACTGGCAAGACTACAGCCGAGATGAAAACAGAATCTACCTTCACCGATGCTGGTTGGGACTTTACTAGCATTTGGTACTTGAACCCTAGTATAAACAATGGCTATCCTGCTCTCGGAACAGCCGCTACATGTTACTGGTACCGTATGAATATCAGGAACGTGAATTTGCCATATGAGGACTTAGATAAGACCAAGGAACTACATATCCTCCTAAAGAATTTATCCCCAATAGCTAAGTTAGCAGGAGGGGATGGCGAACTGGTCATAGAGGTTAAATACGAGCCTGCAGCATAAGGAGGTACTTATATGGGAAAAGTAATAATTGCCAGAGGAGTTGGTAGACCCGACTTTCTTCTCTTCCCTGTTACTCGGATACAGGCAGTAAGGTCGGATAAAGACGTCCACTTTACCGGAGCTTTAGCAAAAGGTGAGTCCAAGCAGGAGAACCTTACGGGACTGGTCTCCAACAAGATAATTATCCAAGGTGTGTCTATTAGTGCAGCCCAATCTCTACATCTCAGATTGGAATTCTACTCCAAGGATACTTTTACTGACTCGGATCTAGATGTGGATACTTTTATCGGTGCTATTGAGTTGGACGTTCCCAGTTTTGGAGTTATTGCATGAGGAAAAGGGTGTCGTATAACAATAGCCATGGCGCCAACGGCAGGTATTCTCACTATTTGGGCAGTGATTCAGGAGTAATAGATGGCCAGTGAAGAACAAACTGTACAAGATAGCCGCGAGGATATGCGAAATGGGTTCTACCACAGGTTAGGGCAGAAACTGACCATATCCAGTAGGCTTGTAAGTGACCTATCGTTCATGCTGGCCAAGGCAGGCTTTACTGGCAATCCAACCGGTGATATAACCTTCACTATCCGTAAAGTGTCGGATGACTCATTAGTGGCCAGCAAGGTATGGGGTGATGCAGCTGACCTTGCTGGAACGACCCTTGCCTGGTATACGGCCACTTTTGACTCCCCGGTCTTTGTTAATGAAGAGGTTAGAATAAGTGCTGAGTTTAGTGGTGGTGATACTCTAAATGTCGTTAGGTGGGGAAGAGCAGTTAGCGATCTTAAGGCTGATGAGCAGTATACAAGATACGGGCCTGAAACGAGTAATGTCTGGCAGGATAGGACTGGAGACGCTACCTATAAGTATACCTATGAAGCATTAAGCGCTCCTGCTGTGACCACCGACCCAGCCACAGGGCTGGCAGCAGTATCAGCTACCCCTAATGGCACATTAAGTAGTGATGGAGGAGAGGCTTGCGAGTGTGGTTTTGAGTGGGGGCTGGACACTGGCTATGGCACGACCACTCCCCTCCAGAGTAAGACAACCGGTGAGACCTTCTCCCAGATCATAGAGGGACTACAACCAGGTACTACCTACCACTTCAGAGCATTTGCCACCAACGCGGCTGGAACAGCCTATGGTGACGACCGGACTTTTGTTACTGGCCACCGGTATCGTCTAAACATTAGAAATATTAACCTGCCATATGAGGACTTAGATAAGACCAAGGAGCTCCACGTTATCCTAAAGAATTTGTCGCCAACATCAAAGTCTGCAGGGGCAGGTGGAGAAGTAGTTATTGAGGTTGGTTATGAGCCAGCAGCCTAAACAGGATATACCTTGACAAAGAGATCTTTTTAAGGTATAATAGTAACAGGAGGTGGATTTATGGTTATGGAAAGATTTAAGCCTCCACCTGAACCCCCTGAAAGGGCTCCGTGGGAAGAAGTAAAGTTCCTAGCCCAGAAGATTGACAGACTGGTTACTTTGCTGGAAGCCCAGATGGTTCCAACGGTCCCAGGAGTCCCAGCAATTACTCCGATGATACTTTTTCCTGGAGCCCCACCGGCCCAACAGCTAGTTCTCCTACTTCAGGAAATAATTCCGGGGGCTATAGGTGCTTCAGCGATTATTCCCTTTCAGAAGACAATAGCCGTAGCCTATCAGGATGAACAAGAAAGACTAATTCCCTTTGATGGAATCATAGAGAACGTGATAATGGGCTTTCCAGCCGGGTGCCATCAGTTTTTGGAGGTGGACCTTCTGTACCTTCCAAAAGGTGGAGGCAGGAAATATATAATCCCAACGATAGCGGACACTTACATAGCCCTTGATGATTTTACAGTTTTGTTCCGACCTAACTATCCTATAAAAGCCCCAGGTAACTTAAGGGTAGAATGGTGGAACTACGACTCCCTGAACGTTCATACTGTTCCAGTGATAGCCACTATATCTCCAACAAGACTAGGAGTAACATAATGGGAAAGGCATTGATAGCCAGAGGAATTGGAGCCCCAGACTTTGTCAAGGAGTTAAGGACAGTAATCTATCCCATAACTTCGGACAAGGACACTCACTTCACTGGGGAAATTGCCAAGAACGCTGTTGAAAGGGAAAACCTGGAGGGGCTTAGAGGTAACCGAATTAGGATATCTAAGGTCTCAATCCAGGCAGACCAGCAGTTATTCTTTGAGGTTCTACTTTATGGTAGTGATGACTTTGAGGAATCAGATCTTGATAATGACTACTTCATAGGAGCAGTAGAGCTAAATCTCCCCATCTATGGATTTCAACAGACAACTGGTCAATGGAGACTAGACATTGAGAACCTGAACATTGACTATGTGGATCTTGATGGGACCAAAGAAATCCACATGGTGTTAAGGAATCTATCTCCCACAAGCAAGAATGCTGGGGCAACGGGAGAAGTTAAACTGGAATTCCTTTGTGAGTCTAGAGCCTAAAGGAGAAAAATATGAGCTTAGACGATCTGGATAAGGTTGCCAGAGAGAGGATAATAGGTTCTCCCCCTCATGACCTACAGCACCTCGGAACTCTGGAGAAGTTAAACTACGTAGGGACCATAGGCAAAGTAAGTAAGCTGGGGACCATAGCTTATCTTGGAACCGTCCTACTAACTATCCATGTGGGAACTGTCCATAAGATAGACCGGCTAGGTACCCTTGACGAGATGACCCGGGCGGGTACGTTGAACCGAATAGCTGGTGGGAGAGTAGGAACACTTGGAAGACTAGGAACAGTCCACTATGTAGAACGCGTCGGTACCATCCAGAGACTTGGCACGGCCAAATACCTCGGGACCGTAGGGAAGGTCAATTATATTCCCAGACTCGGGACTGTCTCAGCAAGGCTATTTTCAGGCATCGGTGCCGGCTTCGGACCAGGAACCCATGTGGCACGGGGTAGCTGGTATCTTGGTAGCTGGATAGATGTCAGTAGATTCCGAACCAAGACACTAGTAATCCACCCATCCTCATTATCTGGAACTATTCATATCATGACTTCAGTACTGGGTAATGCCACAGAGTATGGCACATACTACTCCGCAAGGGTAGGCAAGGGAAGCTACACCATCAAGAGCTTTACCGAAGTCCCCAAAGAAGTAAGAGCCATATTTGAGGCAAGTGGCTCCTCTGTCACTGGGAAGGGAACACTGCGCTCACAGTGGGGACTACAAGTCTAAGGGGGTAGATGCCTTTTTTTGACAAGAAGAGCTTTATAGACTTTGAGGTGCCAGCTGAGAAGATAACCGGACAGCTGACCCTGGCCCAGCTGGTTGCCGTAGTCTGTAGCGAGTCTGAGGACTAACATGGCCTTTATAGATAGATTTGTCAATCTTGCTCCTAAGACTACTGATTGGAAGGGTAGCTTTAACTGGGATACTTCTGCCTATACA